AATAACTGGTAGACTTAAATCTTCAGTTGTTGATGCTTTACATATATTTGGTCAAGTTGGTAAATCTGGTAATTATAGTCTTAAATTTCCTGATTTTACTGTTTATACAAAAGAGTCGGAAAGTGTTTCACTTAATGAAAATGCTTTAGACCCTATTATTACTTCATTGCTTCATATAACAGAAGCACCACTTCCGCCGGAAGATAATATTTTCGTTGAGAAACATAAAGAAGAATTAGATAAGATTGCTTCTATTAGTATTACAGTTGATGTTCCTATTAGCTTAGCAAAAGAGGTAGGTAGATATATTCATGATAAATTAGGTGATGATTATATTTATACTGTTAAATTTGATAAGAAAGCTATTAAGGAGCTTGATAATTGGGCTAAAGCATCCAATGAATCTGATGAAGATATTGCTCGTGCTGAACGAATAGCTCATGTTATGGATAAAATTGATATGGAGATTGTTACGTCTGAAACTGCTATATATAAGTAGTCTATCATTAAACAAGTTAAAATTAATTAAACTATGAGTAAAAAGTATTTGATTACAAAAGTAATCGCTGGTGAGAAACAAGGTTTTCTTAAAAATGTAACCAAAGATGGTGGAGAGTGGATTAATGACCATAATGAAGCTCTTACATTTTTGAATCTTGAAGATGCTGAAAATGAGAAAGAACTTCTGTTTAGCAAACTTGGCGCTGAACATAAAGATATTGCTCATATTCGTATTATTGAATTGTAATATAAACTAACTAATTTAATTATGGCTGCGAATATTGAATTTAATTCTAATAGAAATACTTATTCATTCTATTCGTTGAAAGATGTTCCTTGGCATGGTCTTGGAACTGTCGTTGAAGAAGCTAAAACTCCTGACGAAATCATTCGTATTGCTAATATGGATTATGAAATAGCTTTAGCTCCGATGTTTGCAAGTTTTATTCCTGCTGAAGCTAAACATATAGTAAAAGAAGATAATCACTATGCTTGTCATATGTCCAATGGTGATGTTGTCATTATTCCGGAAAAGGGTGCTCGCGTAAGTGATGTATATGCTACATATCGTAAAGATAATTATAAAATTCTTGGTACTGTTGGTAGTAGGTATGAACCTGTTCAAAATACAGAAGCTATGGATTTTATATATCAAGTTTGTAAAAGTCAAATGGTAATTAATCCAAAAGATGTTATCATTCAGACTGCTGGCGTTTTAGGTATCGGTGAACGAATCTTTGTTACTGCTAAACTTCCTACTTATGAAATTGCAAAAGATGAAATGGAAAAATATATCCTTTTCACTACAAGTCATGATGGAAGTGGTAGTATTCAGGCTTGTTTCACTGATATTCGTGTTGTATGTAACAATACGTTAAATGCTGCTTTGAATCATTGTAAGAATATGGTTCGATTTAAGCATACTAAAAATGTTAAAGCTAATTTAGCAATAGGTGCTCAAATGATGCGTGACACTCTTAAATATTCTGAACAAGCTAAGATGATTCTTGAGGCTGCTGAGAATATTAAGATTAATGATGATGTGATGATTGATTATATTACGGATTTAATTTGTGACGCTAATCAGAAAGAATTTATTGCTAAATGCGGTGGTATCGGTAAAATTCCTTATGAGAATGATGTTATTTCTACTCGTAAGAAGAATCAGTTACACGCTATGGTTAATTATATTGAACGTGGCCCCGGACAAGATAGTCATCGCGGTACAATGCTTTGGCTTTATAACGGTGTTACTTCATATATTAATAATGGAATTGAATATAAAGATAATCTCAATAAATTCGATTCTATTACGCAGGGTAATTCTTTCAAACTCGGTCAGACAGCCTTTAATAAATTAGTTCAACGTTTAAGTGCCTAAATGATTACAGAAGTAGTTATATATTCTGATGGTACTGTAAATAGCTTCGATTCTGATAATTGTCAAATTCCAAGTGCTTCTGGTAGTTGGGAAATTATTCCTTTGCTTGCAAGTTGGGCTTTAGCTCAATATCCAAGTCAATTACCTGAGGAATGTAGAATGACTAATGCCAAATGTTTTATTGGTGTTAGGAAAAAAGGAGGTGACGATAGGATGCCAATTCCTATACGTCATCTCCTTAAAATGGCAAAATATATTGGAGAAGAAGGGTATAATATTCGTACCGCAGATGTAAGTGAAATCCCACAATCTGAAGAATAAGATAGCATGAAAGAAAGTCTTATAGGATTGTATGTCGATAACGCGGAAGTTCCAGAGTATAAAAGTGCTGGAGCTTCCGGTTTCGATTTACGAGTTAAGTTTAGTAATAAAGTAGCAAGATTAAGTATTGCTGAACTCCATGATTTAATTAATGGTTTTGGTCAAGAAGTACTTAAATATTTATATCATAATACTTATGAAGGTAAATATTTTGTTATAGATTATGATAGATTCAAAAATTCAGTTCTGTATGCTATAAAAATCGCTATTGGTGGTGGAGCTGGTATTGATGACTTTTTGAATCATTTAGAACAAAACCGTATTGATAAAGTTAATATCATATTACCTTATACAGTTAATAAGTTTGAAACTGGTATTTATGTTGAAATTCCTGAAGAAGATGAAATGCAAATTCGTCCTCGTAGTGGTATCTCAAGTTCAACACTTATGTCTGTTAAATTAGGTACGATTGATACCGATTACAGAGGTAATATTGGAATTATAGTACAAAATCCTACACCTTTTAGTTATATTATTATTCCTAATAGTAGACTTGCACAAGGTGTAATTGTTGAAAAGAAACGTGCAGTATTTGATATTAAATCTTCTAAAGATGAATTAAGCAAAACTGAACGTGGTGAAAATGGTTTTGGTAAAAGTGGTCTAATGTAATAAATCAAAATAAGATGTTTAATGAATCAGATATTTTACAAGATGAGCGTTATTATATCGGTGTTAAACTGATTAAAGCTCGTCCAGCTTATAGGATTAATGGTAATGAGATAGTTTATGACTTAAATCGTGCTCGTAATCCTAATGATGTTATTGAAGAAGGTTACGAAGTTATTTATCCTGATAACTATAAATCTTTTTCACCAAAAGATGTATTTGAAAAGGCTTATTATATGATTTTAAGTCCTAACAAAATTCAAGAAGGTGATGTACTTAATTTCATAAAAGAAGGTTATTCTTTACGTCTTGGTGAAAAGACAACAGTTGTTTGCGATACTACTCTAACTGGATTCGATACTGTCGGTATAGCTGCTTGTGTAAACCCTTCAACTTATAACCATGATATAGGATGTGGTGTAGCTCGTCGTGATATTAAAGATAAAATCTGGGGACATCTGGGTTTTGTTCTTCAATGGGCTATTAATGGTCTTAAAAGGTAGTTTATGATTAAGCGACTAAATGTAAAGAAAAATGTTAGATTATTAGGTGTCCAATGGGATGGTGCTAATATCTCAGAATGTGTTAGTTTTTGTAGATATTGTCATTTTTCCGATGGTTGGATGTTTATTATGTTTAGAGAGAATATAATTCGACTTAATAAAGGAGATTGGATTATTGCTTTAACTGATAAAGAATTTACTGTTATTAATAATGAAACATATCAATATCTTTTTGATAAACCGAAAGATGTTGAAAACGGTGGCGAATAAACGTGACAAGTGGGCGTGCAACCTCCTGCCCCACCGGGTCAGCGAAGCCCGAAGGGCTGAGCTATCAATGTTACAACTTTAATTGCTACTATAATTGTTATTATTATTAATAACGATATTACTAACATAATAAGTAATACAGACAGACCGTCAGAGTGCCTATTTTCAGGCGTTCTGACGGTCTTTTTTTTGTCAGTTAGACAAATGTATCATCGACAAAAGATAATGCCCGTAGCAGGCTGGAAAGCACCACCACGGGCAAATATCCGGTGTTTACTCTATTGAACTATTCGTCCTCGTAGTTATCGCTGTCTTTCGGACTAATCATATCTCTAAAACCAGTAAATGTAATACCAAAAGGATTATACATATTGTAATAAGACATAGTAGCACCGAGATTATTAAACTTATTAATTTGACGAAGAACAGGAACAGCTTGACGTAATGCAACTGCACGTTTATCTTGTCCCTTATAAATACCTCTATCATAAATAAGTTCATCATCATCAACCCAAAGACCTTGAATAGTAAGATTAACAAGTTTATATGCAGATTGTAAAGTTTTCTGACCAGCAAACAAACTATTTGCAGTTTGTTCTATTGTAGCCATCCAACCAAATACTGGCATAGGTTCAATCATTTGTTGATAATAAGTTGTTGCAGCATACATAGCGTGTTGATACAAAATATTATCTTCGTCATCATCATCTTTCTTAAATGCACCAAGTGTCATAGCAGCAAGAGCACTAAAAGCTAAAGCACCTATTAAACGAGCAAATTTCATAGTTGCTATCTGTTCATTTAAGGGGAGAGTATTATAATAGAATCCTATATTAAGTAACCAACTCGATACACCTTTGAAGAAGTTACCAATACCTTTCATATAGTCGATAACAGTATTGTTATCATTAAGACTATCTTTGAAGGCTTGACTACCACTTCTAAACATATCAAACATAGGATTAAATATAGGAACTTCATAACTACCTAATTGCTCATTATAAAATATACGACCGAAACGACGACCGAAATAACGAACAAAGTTAGGACGAACCCATTTCTTAAATTGCATTAACAAATCACCAAAAGCAGCATCTTGTAAACTATTTCTGTCTACACGATTGTAAATACCATGTAATGATTGGTTAATAGCTTTAACTCGACCACGGAACTCCGAAAGAGTTTCTTCTGTAAGACCACTTTTAGGATTAAAACTCAAACGACCATCTTCAAGTTTAAGTTCCGAACGAAGAGTATTATATTTATCAAAAGCTTCACGTTGAGCTTTTTTATCAGTCTTTCGAGAATCAACAATTTTCTTACGTTGTTCATCAGAAAGTAAATTATAATGTGATTTAAGATATTGAGAAGCATAATCGTGATTCCATAAATACTCTTTTGAAGTACGTTTTTCCTCACGAGCTATTTCAGCATCTAAATCTTCTTTGAAAATAAGATATTTATCATATTGTTCATTAGTAAGAACATCTTGTAATAACTTTTCAAGATTATCATTATAAAAATCATTGAAAGCCATAATTTTACCACCAACTACTCGATGAGATTGCGTAGCAGCAAGTAACATACCAAACTGCATAATGAACTCACCCATGTTATTAGGAGCATAACCAATAGTATCAACCATTCGCATAGCTTTAATCCAATAGGAAGTTCCAGTATCAGAAGATGTTACATCACGAGTATCTTGATAAATATCATCAAAGTCTTTAATAATTGCTACAAGTACATCATCAGTTCTTGTCGAATTAATATCGCGTAAGAAATGAGGAATAGTCTTAATAACATCACGCAGACCTGATTTCATAATATCTTTGCTTTCAACAAAGTTATTAGCAGTAGATTCAACTATCATATCAGTAACACCTTTAAGAATATTAGTGATACCAGCAGTATAGTTGAGATACATAAAAGTCATAGAAGTATAACGTAATAATGCACCAGCAGAAACATCAAGAGCACTATTATATTTACTAAAATTAAAAATACGACGTTCCATGTTATTTAACTGTTCATTCGCATTTTTAATAATATCACGAGGTGCTACACCAGAAACGCCACGTTCGTTCATTAAATATTTTGTAAGCTGATAATCAGTTTCAAAATTATTAATTGCACGAAGATTATAAAGTTCTTGTGTAAAACCTTTCATTACATCAACAATATCATAAGACATCACCTTTGCTTTATACTTTTTATTTTCAAGCATTACAGCATCGTTATAATGTCTAATTTCACGAAGAGTTGAAGGTTTAACTGTAACAGGTAATTTGTTATTTTTATCAAACCATTCACTAAACAATTCTACGATTCGAGCTTCGTATTCAGTATAACTTTCAGATTTGTACTTTTTACGAATATCAAATACAGGAATGTGTTTAGGAACTTGTAAGGTTTGAGCTTTTGTAACAAATCGTTTAGTACCATCAATGTCAGTATAATACCTATCTTTATGAATCATAGGAATACTAACAAATTGTTTAGCAGATTGACTTAATGTAGCTTGAGGAATAAAAGGCATTACTTCATCCCATCTACCATAATAGTTAATCCAGTTACCGTCATATTCACGAATAGTTCGTTGAATAAGATTACGAATAGTATTGAGTAACTTTTGTTCTTTATCATTTAAAGCTGCATATTCATCTGATACTGGAGTATTACCAAAATCAAGTTTATAAAGAACATTTTCACGTTTACCACTAATATCAGTGATAAGACTAAGTTCAATAAGGTCATGAGTTTGTAAATAAACAAGTTTCTCACGATTACTTAATTCAGTAAGTTCAGCAAGATGTTTAGCTGCTTCGTTATCACTTAATGGAACAATGTTCCAAATATGATTTTCATTATATTTCTTTATAATATCATCAATGATTTCAAGAGTTTTTTCAGCAGTAGCTCTTGTAACAAATCCGCTGTCAGTATAAAGATTCTGATAAATAGCATCACGAATATCTTTTCGTAAAGTACCAGTCGAATCTCCAAGACCTTCAGTTTTATAACTACCAATTAAATCTCCATATTCATTAATAAATTTGTGCATTAACTTTTCACGAGCACGAGCATTTTTAGAAAGTCCCGGTTGGAACTCTTCAAGTGCACTTTCAAGTTCATCATTAATGCGTTGAGCTGCTTTCTTAGCTTTATAATTAGCTTCATCCCATGCTTTACCAGTAATATCAATCAGAGTAATACCAGTTGTAAAAGCAGAATCAAGCCAAAGTTGTGTCTTATTAATATCTTTATCAAGTTCAAATAACAAATGTTGAATTTCTAACCATTCATCTTCTGTTATTTCAACACTATTAGCATCAAATCCTTCAAGACTACCATTATGTGAAGCAAGATATTCTTTAATCTTACTAAATGCAGTAGTATATTTAGGATTACGACTCTTATCAATTACAGCCCAAGTTACTACATCTTTAACAGATTGAATAACATTAGACCGTATTCCAGCAACTTTTGTTGCAAGAGATTTAAGTCGAGCTATATTATTATTTAATTCACCAAATTCCTTAGTAAATAATTCTTTACCTTCTTCACTTTCAGCATCATAAACTGTATCTTGAATTTTGATTTCTTCAAGTGTAAGATATGGACTAAAATGAGAAGCAAGTTTTAACATCATTACAAGTCTATCTTTGTAATCAAGAGCTGCACCATAATTTGAACGAATCTCTTCGTAATTCAAATCCTTAGTAATAGCCCATAATTGCTTGATAGCATCATAAACAGAACTACTTAAATTAGCCAAACGACTATAAGTAGCTTTCATTGCAGCAATATCTCGTTCTTCAAGAGCATTTTGAATACCACCTTCAAAACTTTCATCATCGAAGGACTTTAAGATATTCATAAATTCCTCACGATTTCCAACATTGTTATTATTCAAAAATTTCTGGATTCTATCCATAATTTTCAAAGTTTCAATAGCAATATTAGAATCAACAACAAGAGAATTTCGTAAACCATCTCTTGTAGGAACATCAGCATGAACAACACGAGAATATAATTTTTCATTATCACCATAAATATTAATATTCCTACGAGGAACATCAATATACGTTTCAGTAACTATTCGACCAACACCATCATTTAAGACAGTACTAACCGAAGTCATAATAGGATTAATTCTGTAAAGATTACTAATAAAAGTTTTTGTCCAATCATCCAAATAATTGAAATCTCTATTAGCATCAATCAGAACGTCACCGTTAATATAAAGATTACCATTCTTTAACATAGGAGCTACACGAAGAGCTTCTTCATAAGCAGACTTGTTATAATCTACTTGAATTGCAGATTTATGATAACCCTTATAAAAAGAATGAGTTGCTTGTGTAGTAATAAAAATAGATGAAGCAGAAGATTCTAATTCATTATAAATAACATCACTTGCAGAAGAATGTGTATGTTCAACATTGATGAATGTAGGAGTAGTAACTTCAATTGAATTTAATACTTCAAAATCTGTATCAGATACAGAAGCAACATCAGTATCAATTACATCTTCAGTTTCAACATCAATAATGCTATCAACAGCATCTTCTGTTTCAATCATATTAGCATCATTGAAATCTGAATTTTCATCCATTTGGACTGATTCATTATCATCAATAGCTAACATGAATTTATGAATAGCATCAGAATCTATAATAACCGATAACCTATCAGTTATAATAGTTTCACCATCTTTTTGAACTTGTGCCATCATACCTTCTTGATAAGTAGGTATAATACTAATATCACCAGTCATTAAAGACGCTTCATTACGAAGTAAAGGATTAACAGGTAAGAATACATAAATCTGTTTCAACGGACTATTTGTATTTGTAGGAATTGCATATCGTTTGTATACACGATTCTTATTACGAGTAATCCTTTCAGTTACATATTCTGCATTAGCATATTCAGAATTAATTAATCGAGCTTCAGTTTCAATATAGAAATTCTGAGTATTACCGTTTTCATCAATATAAGAACCAGTACCAACATTTTCGCCGTTAGCATTTTGAACATAACCAATAGTAGCTTTATTCTTATTTGCTTCCCAACGATAACGTTTTTGTATATCACTTAATAATACTGGATTCATATCTGATTTCATACGAGATATTAAACTCATAACAGGTGTAATATCTACATTTCCATCAAATGCAGCTTTTTCAGCATTTCTTAAGTTCTCTGCGTAATTACCAAGATTAACAGAAGGGTCAGGATAATGAACTTCACGACATAAGGCATCATATTCTGCGTTAGGTCTATTAGTACTTATAAGTTCAATCGGAATATATTTTGAAACATTATAAGCATAATTAAAACCTTCTGTAACATAAGTATAAACTAATAACTGACGTATCGTATGAGCAATATAAGGAATCTTACTATCCCACATACGAAGTATACTATCAGTCATATTAGACCAAGAATTGGCATCATTATCATCACGTTGGATTCTAATAACATCATAAGGTACAGAACGATTATTCTTACGAATTGTTAAATACTTAAATATATTATCACCTCTGAACTCAGGTGATTTCTCAATATAATCTCTTAATGTACTATCTTTTTGAATAAATTGAATCTGTTGAGCAAGTGAAAGTTTAGTGTATTGAGTAAAACTTTCAGGTGTATAACCATCTTTAACAGTATTCAAAAGAGTCTTAAAGATAAGTTTCTGTTCTTTAAGTTGTTCTTCTGTATGAATACCTAATGTAGTAAGAACTTCGGGAGTATTATCGGGTGTTAAGATAGGAAGAACTTTAACAAGTCCATTATCTAATCCACCGTTAATACTTACGAGATAGTTCATAATACTATCAGTAACATATTTATAAGTAGATTCATCAATCGAATTTTTACGTTGAAGTATTTGACCTAAAATCGTATTAGCAATGTGATGGTTTCGAGTAATGAAAACATCACCGAAACCATTAGCCATTAACCAATGTGCATACTGATAACGAGCTTGAATTACTCCGTAAGCACTTTGATTTTCAGTATCATTAAATTTGTTGCCATCAAGATAACCTTCAAATGAGCCAACAAATATACTTTCAATAATGTCTTTACCATTATCAAGAATTACCTTATTAGGAGTTTCATATCCAACAGCTAAATCCTCAATAAGTTCACGACGTGTCATAATATCATTTCGTTTCGGAAGTTCCGAACGAAACAGTTTCATATCAGAATAAGTAATCGCAGCAAGAGGATTACCTTTAACATCTTTTGGTTTATAATGTCTTCTAAAAGCATCAGAACTTTCACGAGTAAAAGCAGCTTTAATCGCATCTATTGCTTTAGGATTACCAGCATTTTCTTCGACATATTCATCAATAAATCGAAGTGTTTGATTATACTTATCATTTACAAGTTCTTTTAAGGCTTTTACTGGATAATAATATTCAGCAAGTTTACGTTCTTTTTGGTCAGCCTTAAAGAAACTATCAACCCTACTTTCACTTTTAAGCATGAAATTAAGGTCAATCAAATTAGTAGCAATTTCATTGTATTCAACAAAATTACCAAGAACGCTAATCTGACGTAATAACCAATCTGCTGTACGATTATTACGATTTTTGATATTATCTAATAATTCCTCAGTAGTTTGATAACCATATTTACCATTGATTTCATTAATAGTAATATTCGGTAATTTATCTTTTAATTCATTAAGCTGTCCAACAGTAAGAGTTTTAGTTTTACTTTTACCATTTGCGACAGTCATTATGACATCATGCGATTCAACCGGAGTAATTTCTTTTTTAACAATTAAATCAGCATAAATCTTAGCAAGTTCTACACTATAATCAGAACGAATTGCTTCGACAGCATCAAGAATTGTAAAATTACCACGATTTAATGATTGAACTTCCATCCGATTAACTGCTTCAACAATAGCAGGTTGATGAATAAAAGCATCCTCATTAGTGAATCTATTAGGTTTATCATTGTAAAGTTCAATAGTAACACCAGACGATATAGCACGAGCTACACTTAAAGTATGGACATTAAGATTAAATCCAAGTCCAGCTTTAAGAACATCAAGAATACCAGAAGTAAACTGATTCATTTGAAGTTCAACTCGTTCACCACTAATATCCAAATGTTCATTAAGTGCATCATTATTAATCCAAACATCATTAACCCAAAGAGCATTTTCTTTCGGTAATAATTGGATATTTTCAGCACCATATCGTTTAGCTAAAAATTCTTTATATTTACTTGTTAATCGAGGTACACCTTTATCACTTATAGTGTACATTTCACTTCTATCAGCAAAACCCTTAGGTATCGGTAAAGAATTAAGACTAATCTTACGACGAATACCTTTAAGTAATCTACCATGTAAAGTAGAAATTGTTGCAATTAAAGTATCGAAATTAACAGAATGACCTTTAAGAACTGTTGAACCCATACTCATGTTATTAAGAGTAATCTTATCCATAAGATTATTAGGATTCAAAGTTTTAAGAGTATAATTCCAAAGAGCATTATCACGGTCAGATACAGCTTGAATTTCAGCCATACCATTAGGTTTATTTACTTCTTCAGCATGATTTGGATTAGAAAGAACAGCTGTAATAATATCAATTAAATGATTATCACGAGCTTCTCTACTATTCAATTCATAAATACTTTCGTTTTGAACAAAGTCTTTTGTAAAAGCATTAAATGCCTTATCAATATTACTTTGAATAGCACTTAAATGAGGAACAATAGTTTTATCAGTATCCTCAACAAGATATTGAAATTTTGATTTAATAGTATCAAAATTACTAATTGTATCAGGAGAAATATTAATAGTAGCTAACTGACTATTAACATTCTTAACAAACTTAATTAAATCATTAATTGCTTTATGAGCACGAATTAATAAATCCGAAGTATAAGCGCGTTGAGTTTGAGTGTAATTACCAAAATCTTCAGTAACACCATCTCGCTTATTAGCAAGATATTCTCGAACTAAACTATTCACATCACCGTAATTCTTTGCAAATCCATACTGTAAATTATGCAGAATAGATTTAAGAATCTTAGTATATTCCGGATTACTTTTAACATCTTGCAAATCCTCTTTAATTAATTCAATTATATTATTGAGAGGAGATTGATTTGCATTAGTAGGTACTAAATTAGGATTATAATACCGGCTAATCCACTTAACAATAGCATTAAAATTATGACTTGTTAAATTAGTAAATTCTTGTGGAGTAGTAGCTAATTCGATGTATTTTTGCTTAAATACCGACCGTGTGAATTTACCCCCTATTTGGGCCTGCGAGGCATCAAATTTCGACTTAAATTCGACAGGTATATATTTGTCTTGCTCAAAAATTACATTGCGATAGTAGGCGTAAATCGAGTCAATATCAAAGTCCCAGCCAGTACGAGTAATAAGACTTTGTGGAAATATAGCTTGTGTAGCATTATTATTAAGAAAACCAACAACTTCAAATACAACCATTGATTGTTTACCTTCGGTAGGAATACGAATACCTATCATCCGACGAGCTTCAACATCAAGTTTGTCAATATCAACAGTTATAATATCCTTAGTTGTACCATCTTCATTAGTAATAGTTTTAACAGTACCAATATTTTTATAGAAATCCATTTTCCACGGATTAACTATAACTTCTGCATAATGGTAATTTCCATCCTCACGATATTCAGCTTGTAATTCAAGACTTCTACCAGTTCGTTTACATTCTTCAATAAAACTTGAAGCATATGTGATAGAACCATTAGCAACAAGTTCATCAATAGTTTTATTATAAAGTTCTTTATCAGAATAGAACTCATTATGTTTGATTAACTCATTACTTGCAGTAAATATATCAGCTCGAATAGGAGCATGAAATCCGGGAAGATATTTATTAATAACTTGTTTACTTAACATAGAAGCAAGTATCTTCTCTAATTTACCTTTGATAACAGGATAAGATAAAGGCATAATAGGAAGACCATCTTCTTTAATTTCAAGAGCTTTTCGAATAGTTATAGCATCAACATCATCCGATATAATTTCTTGAAAACGATTAACAAGTTTATTTATATCAATTTGAATAGCACCACGAGCATCCGTTCGAATTTCACCGTTTTCATCAATACCACCAATATCGTAAAGTAATTGCATAGCATCTTCACGAATATTAGTAGCTAATGTCTTTTGAAATTCATCAAACAGTTCTTTACCAGTAACGTTTTTGCCATCTAATTCATAAATAGCATTATTCCAATCAAGACCTTCTATAATCTGCTTAACTAACTGACCACCTAAAATAGTAGTTTCATCAAGCAAATCAGCTTTAATATCTTGTTGAATAACAAAATCACTATCTCGCATATAAAGAATAGACCTATCATCTACTCGATTTAGTGCTTCAATATCAAGACCACCTTGGTCATTATGAATTTTAACTGGTGTAATACCAGATACTTTAACAGCAGAAATAGGACTAACTTGGTCAATATTATTTTGAATCATCCAATCATATAATTGACCAATAGCACTACCTCGTGTCATACTTTCAAAAAGAACAACAGTTGAGTCTTTTATTTGAACACTATCTACTTCATCAGCAAATATATCAACTTCATTACCAGTTACAGCCGGAGCATGATAAAAATCACCACGGCGACGACGAGTTGTACCAAACAATTTAACTTGTTCTACAACCTTAGCGTAAGATATAGGATTAAATGTTTTAGTCGGGTCTTGTAAATCAGTAATATATTGATACAAAGGTTCACTTGGATTCCAACGACCAGTGGCTTTCAAAAGTTTGATAAGACCTACATCAGTCATAATAGACTGAGAGTCATTAATTGTAGCAGTAGCACGATAAGCATCCAAAATAGCTTCATTTTGAATACCCATTTTATCAAGAATATTACTATTGAAATTCATATCTTCCATAACAACAACTTTACGAGGAGTATCGTTATGAATTGAATCAATAGAATTAAGACCATTCTTAATAACTTGTGCTACACGTTTATTGAGGTCTACTGTATCTTTATATTCTTCAATATCACCATTAAATATAGCGTTCATACTATGATTATAGATAGTATGATTAAGTAATACTTTAAGTAAACTTAATCGAACACCATCATTATCCATAATATCATAAGTAGCAAGAACGTGCTGACGAGCGCTATTTAACAAACTTTCTTTCTTTAATGTAGGGATAGTATCAAGAGTATATTCTTTACCATCAGCTTTGCGACGTTTAATCCAATCATTAGCTTTCTGATTATATACTTCTTGAACTAAATCTGCTAAATAACTATCGAAAGTAGTAACGACACTTGTATCAGTTTTGATATTAGTATCGTAAATACTTTTAGCAATATTTTCAAAACTATCAACACCAGTTGTAGCATTCCAACGAATGTAAGTAGTTACGAAATCACGAATATTACCAGTATTAGCAACAAGATTTTCATCGTAAGGTTCATTGCGAACTTGTGCAATCATATTACGATAAACTTCTGCAATATCTACATTATTTATCTTTGCAATATGAGCAGGTAATGTGATATTCTTACCGTTCTCAATATAAGTAATATTCAAGAACTGAAATGCTTTACCAGTCGGAATACCTTTTGCATCATAAATAGCTCTACCATTCCAATACTTTCGATTATGACGAGTTTTCATTTGAGCAATATTCTCGTCACTATTATCTCTTAATTGGAATATAATTTGTCCAAAAGTATTAAACTTAAAGATATCACTATTTACAATCTTTTCGATAGAATGAAAAATATTTGATTCTTCATTTATCGGATTATCTGTTATACGAACAAACTTATTTCGTGCAACAAGATTATCTAAATATTCAGTTACATAAGAATATATGCGAGGAGCATGAGTAGCTAATCTACTACTAATACCATTCATTGGCAGATAAATATTCAATCCACGAGAAATAGCATCATTAATAAAAGGAACTACTCGACTTTCAAAATCTTTTACATAAGCATCATAATCTTCATCAGTAAAATAATCTGTAGTAGTAGGTTTATTCGGAGTAATATTTTCACCCTTAAAACCATCAATTTCGATAGTATTTTTAAGACCTCGAATAGATTCTTGTCCAGATGTTGCAGGAGTACCTATCGCACGACTTTTAGTATTACCTGAGAAGATAAATACCGATTTAGGATGTGCTGCAACAGCCGCAGGTGTATAATTAGAACCAAAAGTCTTAACGTGAATTGAAGTACGAGGTTTAGAAGAATCTTTAATAAATAAATCATCAACTTCAAGTCGTTTTGTAGTCATCATATAACTACGAGGACTATCAGATGTTAAGAATACATATTGACCAAGCATATTAAGAATAACTTCGGTATATGTATAAAGAGCACCTTGTACTTCACGATATTTCAAACCTTTATTTCCAATCTTAACACCATTAAATGCAGATAATGCAAACTGATAACGACGTTCAACATCAGAAATAAATGCAGGATTTACTTCGTATTCACCAATGCTGTTTTTAGTAAATATTCCAAGACCAGTTTTTTCATCATAAATAAGAATATTATCTTCTGCACCCGGAGCAGTTAAAGTCGGGTCATTAAGATAATCCTTAAATATATGTTTAATATATTCAGTATTTACACCAGTACGAGTAACAAATCCACGAAGGAACTTTGTAAGCATACTATCATACTGAGGTGAATAATTAAGTTTACCTTGAACATCAAGATAACTCATATTTGTAAAACTATTAAAATCATAAGTAGCAATCTGTGCTAATGAATATAAATATCCATTAATATTATGTGCAGGAATTTCTTTGCCACGATATGTATTAACACGATGTTTAGTATCGTTAACTACATTTTCAAGGAGAGAGTTAACTCTTGAATATACTTCATTAACATTATCGTTTGCATTATAATATTGAGTAAGAGCATCACGAGTAATTGCTAATCCTAAGTAATTAATTACAGACATCTGTTTATCTAACAGAGCTGCTTTATCAATCTTACTACGTCTTGAAATAGGTTCAAAAATACGTTTAAATTTAGGATTAGTATAAAGTACATCATTCAGATTATTATACAATCCAAATTCAATATTTGTACTTAAAACACTTTCAAATCTATCAATATAAGTTTTAACACCAAATGATTCTCGATTATTCTGATAAATAGTAGCATTATTACCACCTTCTAATGCCATAATATTTACAGGAATAACAGCAAGTTTAATTCCAGAAATATAAGCATTTACAAAAGAATTATCATAATCAGAAGCAGCAGAACCATCATCTTCAAATACTCGTTGGAATATTTCAAGAATAGGAGTAAACTCATCATTTATAGCTGCAAGTTGTTGCAATCTATTATATACATCTTGAGGTTGAATATCGTAAAGATGTGCCTCAATAAGTTTATTCCATAAAACATTAATATCAATAGGAGCAGGAATGTATGCTTTATTAGCAGTTCTATTTTTGAAATTACTCGAACCTACAAGAAGAGCTATTTGAGCTTTAACATGAGATGCTAACGTATTCTTTCTATCAATACGTTCTTTTTGTAAATCATCCCACATTACTTCAATATCTTCAATAGCATCACGTTGTCCTTCTTCTGTACTTTCATCATCGACAATCCGATTATTTTGATAAGCACGCTTACGATTAATACCATAGTTCTTATCAATATAATCAAGAAAATAATTAAAGATTTGACTATTACCTTTATTCAAATCAGTAAGTACATTTGCTACAAAAATATCGTTAAATCTTGTAGGAATAAAATTGGGTCGAGCTTTATACTCTTCAAGTTCTTTATTAAACTCAGCAAGAATTAAAGCCTTAAATCCACTACGAGAAACATCTCGATAATTAGTTCCAAAACGAGCTTGTCTTTGTTCCGCAGTAAGACCTTTTAACTTAAAGTAAGCAGCAGTTAAAACACGAGCCATATAAGCATAATCCATCTCATCAAATGTAGCAGTATTTACAATAGACGGATTAAAAGCGTGTTTAATATCAAGACCTAATGCGTTACCAAGAGATTCAAAATCTTTACGAATATCTTCACTATAAGTTTCATCTGTCGAAAGAGCAGCTAATACAGATTCTAATTTAAGTTCTCCACTTGTATAAACAGGATAACCCGTAGCTCCATAAGGAGTACGGGCATCCGCTTCTGCATATAAAAACGCTGTAAGAATACGACGCTTAAACGCATTCTCTAATGATACATCAGCATTATCTTCAGCATAACCTCGAATATTATTATAATCTTTAATAGTAGGCAAAACACCTTTTTCCATTAAAGATGTAATAATATCTTCGATAGGCTTAGTCTTAAAAGACTTCATTTGATGATAAAGACCAGATTTCTCAAGTCTTCCATCAACAGTTAAACGATAAGGTTCAGGACTACATTGTGCATTCATAAACTAACAAATTTTGTTATTATTGTCATCAATATATTTATCAATAAATTCAATTACATATTCACCGTTTGAAGATACAACATTTTTCTGATTATTCAAAACATTTTCAGAACTATTTGAAAAAACCTGACCAGTGGGCGTCAAACCCACTCCCCCACCGGGTATCACTATGTTCGGGCCAATATCAGAAACATCAATACTATTAAGTGTTTCAGAATTATTGTCATCAAACGTAATTTCACTGTCATCATCAAGGAAATCTAATTCAGCTTGAGCTGCTCTTTGATTTTCTGTCAGAGTTTCATCAGGTGTTTTAATAAGTTCTGTAACTGATAAATTATCATGTGTTGCATCATTTGTAACATTAGTTTGATTAGTTGTAACTGAGGTTGGCTCCGCTGCTGGGCTTCGCCCAGCGCTCCGCTCCCCGGTGGGAGAGGAGGTTGCACGCCCACTGGTCGGATTTTTTGCGCGTCGGCTATTCACACTATCCAAACTATTAATTACTATATTTCGTACATTACTAAGTAAACTATTATCGGTAATTGTATCTATACCAATAACCGAAAGAATTGCATCAATAATTTTATCCCAAAGACTTTTACGTTTCTTAATCTTCGGAGCTTCTTCTACAATAATTCTATTTGCTAAATTAGCAAACTGTTTATTTGTAAAAGCATAAGTAACTATTTCAGCAGGAGTTTCACTTAATATTTTAAGATATGTACGAAGATAACCAAGTTCAAGTTCAGTTAAATCGCTCTTATATTTAGCATTAAATTCTTTAGCATCAACTTTAAATGCTGTGTCATTAATATCACTAATTAATGTAGCAAGTTTATCGTATAATTCTTTAGAATTAGCTTGTTGTTCAAAATACTTATGAAGAGATTCATGAGTAATATTAACACCTAAATCAGTAGCAGTAAAATTACGTTTAGTAAGTTTATTACTATTGATAACGATAGTTTCAGTACCTTTATCATATTGAGCAATTATGAAATCTTGTTTACTTGATAGTTTTTTAATACTGAAATTAGTTTTACCATCAGCATAAATTCTATCATATAATTCAGCGATTCTGTTAGCAACATCTTCAGATACAAAATCAGGTATAACACCTAATACTCTAAGACCTGCTACTTTATCATCTGTAATATTAACAAGTTTTTGATACCAGTTTGTTTCAGTATCACTTGTCATTGAACTTAATGTTGTAATTGCTTTAACAGCAAATTCTTTCGTCATATCTTCTGATTCTCGAATAGGATTATCAGAACTTTCAGATTTAAGTTCAAAGAACATTGCAGGTTGAATAGAATCAATAGTATAATTGGTAACAACATTACCATTGGTATCTCTAATTCCAATAACACTTGTTGTTAAAGCGCCGGTGTCAAGAATAAAATCTTGCATCGAATCAAATGTTGAAGAAACAGATTTATCAATGATACCTTGTTGTTTAGCCCAATCAAGTATTTTAGATTTATATTGACCTTTAACTGCTGCGTAACCATCATCTGTTTTAACACCATAAGTATAATGGTCGCCTTGCAATGCAGTAGTAACACTACGTTGCATATTACCATACAGTTTACGGAATAGATTATGATTAAGTAAATCAGTTAAATCTTTACCAGTAATACCTTTTGCTTGCAAATCAATTACAGCGTAAGTTCCTTTGTTAGATTTACTCTTTTCAATAATACCATTTAATTGAGCAAGTTCTCGTGCTGTAAAAGGACTCTTAGCAATACGAACTTTTGAAGTAGTTCTATTAACTGGAATTACTCTACGACTTAATCGAAGTTTAACAGGAGTAAATTTATCACCAGATTTAGTATATTCAATACTAATTCTATTGATATAACTTATTCCATTTCCAAGTATATTCTTTTTACGAACAACTGTTTGGAAATCTAAATGTTTAATATAACGAGTTTTTCCAGTAGCAGGGTCTGTATTTTCATAAAGAGAACTGATATTAAACCATTCAGCTCCCGGAACTCCACGATTATAACTTGTAATAATAGCTTCCGATAAAGGAGCTAATCGACTACGAATATTAGCATTATGAGCTTTTGTTCGAGTTTTATTAGTATCATCTACAAGAGTATACAGACCAGATTTAGCATCAGTTGGAAGAGATGTAAACGTAGCATCTGAAATAATATCACTCATAGTTTGAGTAACAAATTCCATAGCAGCTACATTAAATGGTGTATCTGCAACATCACTTGCTAAATTACCGCGATGTAACGGAACATAACTTTTTCCATTTTCACCAGCGTTAGCCTGAATTTCTGCATACATTTGGAAATGCCTATCAGATGAAGTAATTTTATCTTCAACAATAGGATTATTAAATGCCGTGTCAGTAGTAAGTGATGAAACTAACATTAAACCATCAGCGTCAGGCTGACGTTGAATAATATTAACAGCAGGTTTACCATTAACTGTAACAGTGCGTTGCATCTCTTCATTTACATTAGCTCGATAACCACTTGAATCGGCAAATGTAATAGGAGATTTATTAATACCTTTTAATACTAAAATTGCAGAACCTTTTTCTTTAATTTCAGTAATAAGTTTTTGACTTTGAATAAAGTCATTTCCAAGTTTAGTATTTAGATTCTGATAAGCGTTCTTGATTCTAAGTCCATAACGAACATAATCATTAAGATTTTTAAGTCTTACGTTATAGAACATAGGACTAATAAGATAATAAACCTTATTTAAATCAAGAGCTTCAATATCAAATGCTTCAGGACTAACACCTTCGACTTCGGTATTATATTGGATAGCTCCAATAAAAGCATTGATTATTTCAGAATGTTCAGTTTTTGATGTATTACCATATTTATCTAATTCTTTAATAATTGATTTCAGTTTTGAAACAACTGAATCAGAAGTTTGTTGTTCACGAGTTAAGGCTTCAGTATATACTTTATAAAACTCCTTTGTTAAGTTAAATATTGTATCACTTCCACCAGCTTTTCTGATAATAGTATCTACAAATTTAGATGTTCCATAAGAATTACCAAAAGCAGAATCATATTGATTAACTCCACTTTCATCAATTCTACCTAATTGGATTCCATGATAAGTTTCACTATCACCTAAACCAATTCGTTCAATTAATAGTTTCTTACCATTTACATCTAAATTGACATCGACATTACCATCTTTATAAGTAACTTCAAATTCCTGACCTTCATGTAAAGTTCTTAAAGCATCAAATAATTCAGTAGCCTTGAATTTAACACCATTAACTGTAATGTTGTTTTTAATAACACGAGTTTTAGGATTATAATATTCAGGACTTGTGATAATCTTATAAACTTCAGGTGTAAGACGACGTAAACCTTTGAAACCATTAGTTTCAAATTCACGTTGAATATGAGTTTTGAAGAAATCACTTAAAAACTTACCACGAAGATTTAAGTTACTATCAAGATAAGCACCGTCTGTTGTTTGAATAGGATTAGCAATTCGTTTATTAATAATATCAAACAAACGTTTAAGAGCATCAAGTTGTTCTTGTGGAACACCATTCTTACTCATTTGTTGATATATTGTATTAACATTTACATCATTTTTAAAATATTTAAGTGCATACCAGATAGGTTCATAATATTTGATAACATCATTACGACCATCTGTTTGCTGATATATAGAATCAAGAATATCTTCGTAAGTATAAACATGATTATCAGTAAATATCTGACGACCATCGAGTTTTACAATAGTATTTTCAATAGCATCAAGAGCATTACGCATTGAATCACTAATATAATAACGATAATCATTAGTATTAAATTCATCTCTCGATTCAGTATCATCTATAAAGTCAGAAACACTGTTAGCAAGTACATCAAGACTATTAAGAATAGATACATCATCGTTTAATTCAGTACCACTTTCAAAATTATAATATCTCGAAAGAATAGAATAAGCCATTCGAGCATTTCTTAATAAATCAAGAACATTACTTTGACGAACAGCTGTAATAACATCTACTCCAGTAAGATTTAAAGCATCAACATCAGATACCAGATAAGGTTGAATTGATTGAGCTAATGTATGAAGTCTTGTACGAGCAGGAAGATTAGGAACAGCACCATATTCTAAAAACTCTTTTGCTAAATTATTTACGGCAGTAGCAAATTCCATAATTTTAGAAGTTTGACTACCAAAGCCATCATCATTTACAAGAGCATCATGTAATGGACTATCTTCATCTTGTCTAATAGCACGAATTTTACTAATAAATCTATTCATCACACTATTAATATATGCGATATTAGTTTTGTAAAATTCAGTTGTACTTTTAGCTACTTCATTAATAATACTATTTTTGAATAGAGTTATCTTATGATAAAAATTTGAATATCTAACAGTATCAAAATTACTATTAAGATTTTCAAATTTGATTTGAGTAAGACCTTCGATTAGTGCTCGAATTACATTATGGTCTACATTAATATTCTTAAGAGTTAATTTACCATCAGTTATAGTATAATTATTGTTAAGAACATTAGCAACGTTAGCAATATAGTCAGCAATAGCTTCACGCATCTTAGCGTTTTCTTCTTCACGATAACCAACTATATCACCACCATAAAGATTCCAAATCCAATCTTTGAAAAGATTAGATTTAAGATTGTTTGCAATACGAATATTACTATCTGATAATAACTGTTTTACACGATTAGCTTTTTCTAAATTCTCATTACTAATTTCAGTAGGTTGATATTCATTTATCCAACCAATAAAATTACCAATAATATTAGTTCGTAACGTATTAAGTTCAGTATTATCAATAGGAGATAATAGTGCTTTATAAATATCACTATTAGAATCAGATAATTCTTTATGTAGATTTATGATAGTATCTAAATAATGATTCTCAAATTCATCTGCTGAAAGTTTATCTTGAATACTATAAAGTGTTTTATAAATAGCATCAAACTTAGTTTGAATTTCATTTCGAATTTCAGTAATATCCATACCTGCAAGTTCTTTTGCAGAATATGTATCTTCTTTACCAGTCGCATCATCTTTTATAGTAACCATTATAGCACTAAAATCGGTTTCGTCGTCGGTTACAACCTCGATTCTTTGCACGGTTTTGGGCGATTCTGCGACATTAAATTTTGAGCCTACCGAATATACCTTATTTTTAATATCGACGGTATTTGGGGCCTCGCTGTCATCGAGAGAGTACGAAATCCCGTTACTGTCTGTCAGCACCTCGGTAGTAACATTTTCGGGTTCTTGACTTGCTTCTTGATTAGTAGTTTCAGTAGTTTCTTCTACTTTATCTTTAGCTTTTTCAATCTCTTCTTGTTTATCATAAACTTCTTTAAGTAACTTACTTCGTTCAGCCATAATCTCATCTCGATTATTAACATTTTCTTCGAGAGCCATTACAGCCATACTCAGTTGAGTTCGAGCTTCTTCAAGAGATTTATATGTTTGATTATTGTTATTACGAGTTTCACGCAAACGTTTTGCAGCTTCATTATATTCAGCTACATTGTTATTTTCACGTTCACTCTGTTCTGCAATATCAGTATTAATTCTATTAAGTCTTGCATCATAATCAGCTAAATCATTTTCAAATAATTCAATCTTTCTACGAGTATCAGCAATCTCTCCATTATGAATAGCAAGTTCTTGTTCATATTGGAGTTTACCAACTTCTAATTCTGCAATAGCCTGACGAGCATTTGCAATTTGTTGTTGCAGACTTAAAATAGATTTCTTACTATTTTTAATTTCAAGAAGATAAGGTTTACGAGCTTTACGATTAGGTTGTTTTGTACTGATAGCACCTTGATTAGCAATATAAGTATTTAATTCATCAATTTGAGATTGCAAACCATTGATTGTATCTTCAATAGTTTTAATCTTATTTACTAATCGAGTACGTTTACTTTTAAGTGTACTAATCGCTTTGTTACGAGTTTTATCTTCAAGCTGAGTTTTATAATCTTCAATAACTTTTTGCAGTTCTTCACGTTCTTGTTCAAGAACAGTCTTTTCTACATTTAAGCTATGGAGTTTACTATCAATAGCTTTAAGAGCTTCATCTCGTTGCTTACGAAGATTAGACGCTTCAATATCGAAAGTCTGAATATCTGTATCAACAATAGCTAACTGACGACGATAATAGTCAAGTAAATAATCATCAGTTGATGCTTGAACTTTAAGAACATTGTCAAAAGGATTGCCCCAATTTAAACCCATATTACGAGCATGAATATCTCGCATAATAGTAAATTCTCTACGAAGAGCATCTACAACAGGTCGTTTGTTAGCACCATAAACTTCTTCAAGTTGAGCACCTGATAATTTACTTAATTCATCAAAATATTCAACAGCATAATTGAATCCATTAGCAGAACCAATTCTACCCATAATACCAACAAGTAAACTTGAAGCAGGGTCAGTAATAGCTCTATTAACTTTCGGAGTACCATCACTATTCATAACTTGATTACCAGCTTCATCTAAAACTGGTGTTTCAGTTACTTTAATATTCATATCACCGTCAAAATCAGCAATAGCTGCGGCGGTATCTTGAATACCATTTATGATGTTAGTAGCTCGTTTATTTTCAGCTTCTTGTTGAGCTTTACCATTAAGTATTCGTGTAATACCACTACGTCCAGCAAACATTACACCACCACCGATAGCACCCCAAATAAAACTATCCCATGAAGAAGCTTGTTCAACAAGTCTTCCCATACGAGCTAACGGAGTTAAATCAGCAGTTTCATCTTCAATTCCAAGTTCTTTTTTTGCAGCAATGACACCTTCATTAAGTGCCATATCAACTCGCATTTCTTCAAGACCTTCAGATAAAGCAACAGAAAAGAAATCTTTTGTTTTACGAAGTCCAACACTTGGAATGAGTTTGCGATTAAGTTTAGATGTTTCACTATCTAAAACAAAAGTCTTACCTTGTTGTGCAAGACCTTTTATATTACTTCTTAAACCTTTTTCAATAGAAATACTATTAACTGGAGCTTCTTTAATACCACGAAGCATACTATTGAGTTCAATAGCATTAAATAATACTCCATAAGCCCAAGCATCATTGTAACTTTCAGAAGCATAAACAGATGCAAACTTACGAGCATCATCTTCACTGAAACCTAAATCGAGAGCATATTGATATTGTTCATCATAACCACGAACAATTTCTTCCATACTATCAAGATGTGCTCCATATAAAGTACCGATTATCTGTTGAGTATAAGGGTTTTGTAATGCACGACCTGCTTTATTCAATGTAGAACCTAAACGACCAACACCGTTAATCATTGTTCCTAATTTACCAACAGCTTGTAAAGCTCGCATTTGTCCAATAACAGGAAGCATAGATGCGGCCGCAGAACCTACGGTAGGAAACATACTTGCCCACCAAGTAGCATCACCCATACTACCAGCAAAACCACCTTTTTGAGCTTGTTCTGTTTGATAAATAGGCATTGTTTTACGACCCCAATTTTCAATATCTTTACCTATTCTCTGCCATTCAGAACCAAGACCTTCGTTAATAGCTTTGTCCCATTTATATTTGGCATTATCATCCCATATTTGACTAATAGCACGATATGTAGTAGGAAAGAAATTAAGAATACTACCAATACCAGTAATAGTACCACCAAGAATAGTAGTTCCTAATTGACCAATAGCATTTTTAGTTAAATACCAACCACTTTGATTTTGTGCTCTATTTTCATTAAGAACACTTAAATCAAGATTAGGATTAACTTGACCTTTACCTAATATATCTTCGTATTCAGAAATATTAAATTTTCTAATTGCTGATAATTTTGCACCATGAGCACGTTCAGGCTCCGGCATACTATACGGTAAAATAGGAGTAGCTCCTACTCCCTGAATTTGTGTTTCAGAAGGAGTAAGAGCTTTTGAACCTGTAATAGGAATCTTAATATCTGTTAAATTTGGCATATGTTTAATATCCTATATTAGCATTATTAATTCTATTGTTTTGAATAGCTTCTGCTGCTTCTTGCATATCAAGAAGTATTCCATATTGTGTTAATACATATTCAGAAATAGGTCTTAATGCTTCATTAATTGTATCATAATATTGAATATTGTTAGTGGTAATACCATTTATAGTATAAAGACTATTCGGAATAGCATTATATCCAAACTGACCATAATGAACAGAACCATCAGGATATTTCAATCCACTAATATCTTTTATATAATAACCTTGTGTTGTTCTACCAATTTCAACTTTACGACTATTACCGTCAATACTATTATAGAAAGGTTCGTGAATATTCAAATCATATTCAACTTTACCTAAATCATCAACAGTTTTTTGAAGTTCTGCTATATTTGCAACAGCAGGACTATTATTAGCACCAGTAGTATTGAAATCAATAAATCCCGAAGCGTATTGAGATTCAATCATTCCAGCACTACGTTGTAAACCTTCACCACCAATTTTAGCATAAGGTTTAATATTACGATAATTATCAAGAATTTGACGAGCAATAGTAGACTGGTCTACTTGTTCAGAGAAAATAATATTACCACGAGCAGCACCAGTTTCATCGAAAAGAGTAATTGCATATTCATTACGACCTTCACGAGCTGCAATTCCATTAGCAATCGGACTAACTTCAGTCTTATAAATATCATAATCAAGACCAAGTTCTTTACCCGAAAGAGGTTTAGAATTTTTAGTAGCATTACTCTGACGAGTTACACTTGTACCTTTTGAATTAGTAGTAGTCGAAGTAGGGAACGCATCAAAGTTCATATATTTAGCTAATTGCATTCCGGTAAGACCAGTACCTTCTCCAGACGGAGTTTGAATAACACTAATATTACCAGCACCTTTTTTCCAATTTACCATAGCAGCTGCCATGTAATTTTGTTGGAATCTTGAGGGATTAGCAATAATATCACGAGTTGCTGTAAATTCAAGAGGTGCATCAGCAATAGCTTTACGATAACGATTTGAAACATTATCTGCTGCATTAGATAGAGTAGATTCAAACTCTTCTTTTGTCAGCATATCGCCGAGATATTTAGCTCCAGTTGTTATACCATCTTTTCGTACCCAAGTACTACTATATGTTTCTGGATTATAAAGTTCTTTATAATTTTGATTTATATAATCAACGTATTTGTCATAACTGTCGAGTCTATTATCAAGAATAATCTTAGCTTCTTCATTATTAACTCGATACCAACCTATACCACCTTCGATTCTATCTCGGTGTTCTTTCCAAGTATCAAATACAGAATTGAGTTGAATTTCGTCAGAACGAAGTTTAGCTTGAAGATTATTATAATTACGTTGAGCAGTCTGAACTTGTAAAAGTTTACCTTTAAGATTAGCTGCTGTTTCTTCATCAAGACCTGCTGAATCAACTAATCTTTCAGCAGTAGAAATATTAAGTGTTTTAACAATATTACCATCTCCCGGACTAAGACCTAAAATTCCAAGTTCATCAGATGTAAATATCTGATTCATAGAATTTGAAAGTTTAGTCATTTGGTCAGTAATTTCATTACGACGATTAATGTTTTCTGCAACACTATCACCAGTAACTTCAAAACCACCTAATGTATCAAGATATGGAGCATATTGTTGAAGAGTTTCAAGTTCTTGTTGCTTACCTTTTGCACGAGCTTTAACATAAGCTGTATAACCGGGATTAGCAATTAAACCAACAGTAGTCTTAATATCTTGATAAGAATATAAACCTGCGGCAGCACCAGCTAAACTTTGAATATTATTATTAATGAATTGACCAGATAAAACACTTTGTGTGAAAGCAGTTCTGTCAAGATTCTCAATATCATCAGTAGCACCAAGTACACCTTTAGCGTAGCTTTCAAACATTTTATCTACATAATTTTGTAAACCAGCTTGAATAAGTTCAGGTGGAACTTGAGCTTTATTCTGTAATATATCAAGAATATTAACTCCATATTCTTTATTAACAGTATCTAACAAAGTTTTAACTTCAGTAGGTAATTTAGAATTAACAGTAAACTTACCGTCTTTTGTAGGAGCACCAAGTTCATTTACGTTAATACCTAAACCATTAAGAGCAAACATTGTAGGATTACCAGCGAATAAAGGAGCATAATCTTCCAATTCGTAATCTCTTAAATGTCCACCAGCAGAACTATCATCTTTTACAAATCGAGTAAGAGCATCTTGATTCTGCCAAATAGTAGTAAGATAATTAGTATAATCAGGATTAGATTTGAGTAATGACATAGCATAACTCATAATCTCTTGTTCTGTAATACCTTCTCTTTCACTACCAGTTTTAACAAAGTGACTTGCTAACTTCTCACCATCAAAACCTGTTGCAACATCTAATCCATACTGACGTATCATATCAGGATTAGTAACAAGATTTTCAAATGATACTTTATCAGCTTTAGCTTTTGAAAGAATATCAAATACGTCTTTTTGATATTTATTTACATCAAACTTTTTACCGATTTGAACTCTATTAAAACCACCGCTTACGACAGTATTAGTTTCTGCATCATAAACAATATCAGAAGATTGTAAACGACTACGAAGCAGAAAAGCATTTTGATTTTGAGTATCCCAATCACTCTTTTTCAAATCTTCCATATATTGCTGTTCTAAAGCATAATCAGCTTGAACAGCTTTAAGACCTTCATTAGTCAGAATATTCTCAGTTTGCTTATAAATATAATCATCTGCTGCAAACCAATTATCTTGTTCCTTAAATTCATTAGCACCTTCAACAATCTTAGCTCTTTCAGAATCAAGAACTTTTTGTCCACGAGAAGTTGCCTTAATTTGACTTAAAGGATTAGCAATTCTATTAATATAAGCTTCACGATTTTGGTAATACTTTTGATTCAAAGCATTTCCAACAGCAGCATATACACTTCCATAATCTTGTAATTGTGGAGTTTTTAATGTATTAGTATCGTATCGACCTATTGCAATTTCTGCCATAATTTTATAATGATTAGTTTGTAAATTAGTTGTAACTCGTATGGCTCCGCCTGCTGTGCTCCGCACAGCGGCTCCGCTCCCCGGTGGGGGAGGAGGTTGCACGCCCACTTGTCGCGCGTGTTTGTACCACTATTTGTATCATTACAAATATACAAAAAATCGTGAATATCGGACTATCCTATAAAAGAATAATCCGATATATCACGCATCATATTAAGCTCTTTTACGTCTTGCAAGACCACCGCAAGCAAAACCATTTCTCATGTGATTAGTTACTCCACGAGGCCATAACTTTTCATATAAGCGAGCACTTGCGTAATTATTAACTGCTCCGGCAAGACCTTCAATTCCTTGTAACATTCCTTGTAATCCTTGCGTTCTGACTGCCATTAACTGTTGATTCAAGCCGACAGCTTTGTTATATTCATTAATAGCATCCTGATACATAATTTGACTATTAGCATTTCGAGCATTAACTCGTTCTTGCCTATTCAAATCATATCTTTGACGTTGATAATCTTTCTTAGCTCCATACAGTTTATTTCGAGCAAGTTGAGCATTAATTGCAAGATTTGCTACACTATTTCGAGCAGTTTGAACATTACTTGTGTTATCAGTAATATATCGAGCAGCTCTACGTTCTTGTGTGCCAAGTTCTTGTAATTCCTCACTTATATCATAATCTGTACTATATTGAACAGCATCTACTTTATTACCTTTCGGAACATGAAGTGTAGATTCAAATTCAATAGCCTTTCGATTAGCACGAGTATTAAGAGCGTTACCTACAATTCCAAACAGTGAACTTGCAAGATTCATACCAAGTCCAAATTCATTAAATCCGAACTTAAATGCAGAACCACCGCCAGCACTTGCAGTAGTTTGAATTGGAGGTAAAGTAGTAAGTTTAGGAGCTGAAACTCCTGTAAGACTATAAGGTGAAGCATATCCACCAAAAGGTCTTTTCTTTCTTACCATTCCACCACAACGCATAACCGTAGCATCATTACGAAGTCCTAAAGCAGTAGCATAAAGTTCTTGAGCTTCAAATAAATCTTCTGTTTTAGCATCAATAGCTTCAGATTCACCACGAGCTTTATTCATTCTATAAACTAACTTTTCAATATTACGAACATTTGTTCCAGTTTGTAATTTGTTAGTTTTACTCTTATCTAATGCAGACAAAGATAATGTAACTCCATCAGCAAGTTGAATAACTTGAGCTTCTTTTTTACCTTTCATATCAGTAAGTTTCTTTGCGTAATCAGCGAAAGTACGATTTGTTCCGGGAACTTTAATCGTATCACTGAATACTTGACCACCTTTAGGAGTTTCACGAACAACTTCACCAGCATACATTCGACCATTTTTAGCGCCGCCGCCTTCAATTTCCGAATCTCCATATATGATTCCAGTTTCACCAGTAGCAGGATTATATTGTTCATGTGTTTGACCATAAGCAACAACACTATTAGATGAATTAGGAACTACTTGACCGCCGGTGTTTAATTTTCTACGACCAATCATTCCACCTAATTTAGCATAAAATCCTGTACCTTCAGAGTAATTACCAAGATTACTTTGTCGAATAGTTGCAACATCATTTTCAACTTTATCTTGCATATTACCCAAAGTTTGCTGACGTTCCATTTCAGCTTGTTCAGCTAAAAGTTCTTGACGACGACGTTCTTCTTGACGCTTTTTCTTACGTCCAGTAAACAGACCAACGATGCCACCAATTAATGCACCGATACCAGCACCGATAGGGCCAAGCCAAGAACCAGCAGCTGCACCAGTGGCAAGCGCCGCAGTTCCACCAACAGCAGCTCCAATTCCCAATCCAGTCCCAGCTCCACTTAAAGCACTACCACCTACGATACCTTCGCCGTCTGCACTATATTTAGATTCATCAATATCACTGGCTTGAACTCGTGTACCCCATTGAACACTACCGGGGTCATTAATACTTGTTCCACCCCAATAGAATTTTCTACGAGGAATTCCAACAAGTCCACCGAATTTAGCAGTAATACCACGAGAAGTTAGAATTTCATTATTAATCTTATTTTGCATATTAGCATAAATCGCTGAATCACGAGCCATCAACTGATTTGCCTTTGCAATACCTTGTGCATTCAAATCCAGATTACCGTATTCATAAACATCGCTAAGATGTTTTCGTTTAATACCAATACCTTCATTTTCAAAATAATCTCGATTGTTTTTACCAGCAATGATACTACGATAAGCATTACCAGACATAACGCCACCAAAATCTTTTCGCTTACGTCTTACCATACCACCACAACGAGCAACTCCACGAGCAGAAACAATTTCATTATTGATTTTGTTCTGCATATTTGCATAGATAAGTTTATCATTAGCAATCAACTTATCTACATAGTTCTTAACTGGGATTCCAGTATCATCATTTGTCCCACCATGATAAAGCATATCAATTATACCATTGCCGAAAAATCTATTACCAGAATCACGAGCCATTCCTAAATAATCAGCAGTAGCATCGTGTATAGAACGAATACCACCGAAATTATATTTTTTACGATTAGTTTTACTCATATCTTCAACATAGTTATCAGGATTATCATCAGTATTAAAATTAGAAAATAATTTATTTCTAATCATATCGTAATCATTAGAACTATTAGTTTTAAATATTTCTAATTCAGATTTATCTCTTCTTTTATTACCAGTAGTATATTCTTTAATAATACTATCTGTATTACGTTCATTAGCACCTTTTAACAATTTCTTATATTGTCTAAAACCAGTTCGACCTACTCGATATGCAAGATTAGACATAAGATTAACAATAGGTTGAGGTAAGGTATTGAAATCATCAATACCATATTTCTCAGAATAAATATCACGAACATCATTGTAGGCTTTCGCCATACGACGATTCAATTCAGCATCAATTTGTTTTCTTGTTGCTTTACCTTTCGCTTTAACAGATTTAGTAAAATCAGAAGTATCATTTAACTTAAAACCGGGGCCAATAGTATCATCACCACCTTCATACGAGGGATAAGGATAATAATATTTACCATCTTTTGAACGTGAACGAACAGTTTTAAGTTTATTATTTTCTTTAACACGAACAAATTCTTTATCACCAGTCAATTCGTTATCCCAAATATGTTGAGAATACTCATTAATATAACGAGTAACTTGACGAAGACTGTCAGGATTAACTTTACGATTAGACATACCATTAAAAGTTTGAGTAACACGACAAGTGGGCGTGCAACCTCCTGCCCCACCGGGGAGCGAGGCCGAAGGCCGAGCCGCACAAGTTGTTACAAATTATCTTTGATTATTACGATTATCAAGAATCCATTCAGGATTAACATCAATAAGTTCCCAAAGTCTGTTATTATCACTATTATTAAACTTCATTATGCAATAAACATATTGACAAATGAACTTATTAACATCATACCATTTAGCTTTACGTTTTAATGCAGATTCATCTACAACTAAATCAGTAATCATAAAAGGTATTTGTTTGTGTATATCATTAATATTATTAAATCTCCAAAGATTTACTTTATTAACACCAGTTGTACCATTATACCAAATATCATTAAATTTAACAAGTTTATAACCAGTACATTGGTCATCATTATGAACCAATATAGCATTAATAGTTTTCTCAAATTCATTAATAGTAGGTAACAGATTATTAACAATATCAACTCTGTCTTTCCAAGCAATATTATTTAATAACTTATTATAACTATTATTATCGTTAAGAATAAATTTAATATATGATTCTTTAACAAGTTGATTACCATTATCATCTTTTAAGAATCGACCATAATTATTTTTAGATATTGCATAAATACCATGTTTATCAAACCAGAATAATCCATTTCGATTGGTAATACCTACGATGGGATTATAATCATGGAATGAAATCCAAGCATTAGCAATAGGACTAAAACTAATTGTGAATTGTTTATTATCAACATTTTGGACTAAATATAAGATATTAGTATCTTCATTAAATGCCCAAATTCTACCATTATTTTTAAACGGATTAACTACATTTTTTACAAGATTACCGTCAAACCACTTAAGAGCATTGAGCGCAGTCATATTACTTACTTTATCTCCATTGATATTAAAGATACGCCTATGAACTGCATCAATAACAAAATAACCAATAACATTAACATGAGTATCAAAATAACTTTGACAACCTATATAACCACTGGGACTATATGTAACCTCTTGAGGTTCCATATTAAATATATCAGCTGTACCTAAATACGAAGTACCTTCATCCGTATTAGAAAGTGTATCACGAAGTTGTAATAAATGCAGACCATAAGTCTGTTGAATATAAAGATTTTTATTGTCAGTTTTCAATGCAATAATTTCACCTCGATTAAAAGGCATATCTTTATAATCATCACTTCTAAATAATCGCCAATTAAGATTAGCATTTTCAGCACTCTGTAATTGACTACGAATTATACGATAAGGATGGTCTTGAGTTCCGGGAATTTCTTCAAAATAAGTAAATGTTTCAATACCATTCTCATTATAAACAGGAGAATAACCTTTACCAACACTACTATTTATGAAATTATCAACTTGATAACTTAATTGATAAAATTCACGTAATTCATTACCCCGTTTATCGTGATATTTGAAAGATTTATCTACGTTATTAACACTAAATCGAGCAAGAATATTGAATTTACTTTCAAGAGGAACAGTGAATATCCAACGATAAACAGTGGCGTTACTGTCTAATTCTTTTGCTTGAGCATCACCATAACGATAATCAGATGATGGAGCAGTAGCTCGAAGTGTTATATATCCAATAAATGTATCACCAACTAATGAAGTTATTATTTCAGAAGAACCTTTAATATTAATTACATTAGATGCAATTTGAAGTTTCTGATTATTAACATCAGAATAAAGTGTTTCAGAATTATTAATTAAATCGGCAATATAGCCTCTTGCCCATTCCTCATTATCTGTACCTTTATTAAATCCATCAAAACCTTTTTCGATACGATAATAACTGTCGCCAGCAATGTTGTTTTGAGAACTAATATTAGCATTGATATATTCAAGTGAAACATCTTTGGTTGCACGAGAAGTATCAATAGTAAGACTATTAATGTCAGCATCTAAGAATCGAGTTCCAGATTCATTAGGATTTGTATCAAACCCATCAAAATCTTCACCTTTCCATTTAGCTGGAAATACTTTTATATCATCATCAAGTTCTTCATTCTTAACAAATTTAAGAACATCAGTTTCAAAGTATAGAGGTTTAAGTTTACCTCGAATACTATTTATTTTGTTATAGAGATATTCAAATGTGTAAAATCTTGCATTATCTCCACCAAAAGGATTTTTATAAGTTTGATTTTTACCAAAATTGTTAGTTTCAGTATCTCGCATTGCGAAACCTTGTGTAACAATTCGAGAATTATTAATATTATGTTCAACAAAGAAATAAACTATTGAACTAATATATTTATTCATTAAATCTGTTTTACCAGCAAGATTAGCTTTGATATTAATATTAGGACTTAATGTATAAGTAGGATTCCATTCAGAAGAAGTAGAATATAATTGGGTTAACCAATTAAATGTCGGAGCAGTTGAACCATTAACTTTATAACTTAATCGAGCTTCAATTAAAATATATTTAGTTTCTTTTGCATCAAGATTAATTACGAAATTAGTTTTGGTATTAATTGTATTACCAATAAATATAGATTTACTATCAGATGCTAAAAGATTAGATTCAGAAACTTCATAATACCCAGTTTCAACTCCAGATTCTTCTGAATCAATTTGTTTAACTACCGATGTAGCATCATAAACTTTTGTAGTTAAATTTATACCAGCAGGTATCACACTATCTCCACCAAAGGTAGGACTACATTCAACACCAATTAATTGGCTCGATGTACTCTCACTTGTTATTTCTAATACTACAACTTGGTAATCAGAAGGATTAATTCCACCTTCAGAATCTTCAGTTGTATAAGGTAACGAAAGACTTGGTAACTTTAGTTTACCTTTGGTTAAAGAACGACCTTTTGCTTTAACAGTAGCGTGTCCAGTTGAAACTCCGTATAAAGTAAAATAACGATTACGAGCTATTGTAGGATTCTCACTACCAACACCAGTTTTAGCAATTTCATCTACTTGTTCAGCAGTATCAATATCAGGTAAACTCTTCCAACTCGGACTTATAATCTTACTAATACTTTCAGATTTATAAGGAATTTTATGAGCATTTTGATTAGTAGAACCTACAGGATAAGCTTCAATATCATAATTATTAGCTTTCCAAGGAATATGATGTATATTTACAAGGTCACCTTTATAATCATAATATCCAGCGTAAAGAACATAAACTTCACCACTCTTGAAATAACGTCGAGTACTATTAATATAAGAAGAACTCGGATTCCAACTTAATTGAACATCAAGATTGTTCTCTGTAAATTCTTTAAGTTCACTATCAAGTTTACTATAATCAAGAGTTTTTACATTACCTCGAATAAGTCTATTATTGAAATTAACAAGAGTATTATCTCGAATATATGATATATTTTTAATAAAAATATCATCAAGACTTATAGTAGATAAATATGAAACATCACTTACAATATGAGTAGTACTTACACCATTAATTGAAATATCATCTGTTTCATATGATAATTGAGCTTCGTCAGTAATATAAACAATAGCAAATCTACAATGTTTATATTTAATACCACTATTTCTAAAACTAATAGTAATATTCTTATTGATTTCGATACCTAACGCATAATCTTCTTCATAATTACCACAAACAATAAGTGATGTACTTAAAGGAGAATAGTTTGTATAAGTACCATCATCAAGACGATATTTGATTGCTATCTGATAAGCACCAGTTTTAAGATTACCACCGTCTTTAACTTCTAATTGAAGTTCAGGATAAGTAACATTTGGAATAAGATTAAACGAATCAACTTCATCAACAGTGATGTCATATCCTATCGCAGTATCATCTCCATTATTACCATCATAAAACGGGTCATTCAAATTAATAATTCTTGTTTCATTTGCTGATTCATCAGTTCCCTCAGTAAATGTAACAATCAAATTTTCTTTATAATTATATATATAATCTCCATGAATTGGTCTATCAATACTGAATCCAAATGCACCCGATGTGCTATATAGACAACGTTTTACAGTTGGATTATTATCATCGAGATTGAGATATATAATAGCGTCGTTAGTTTGTAAATCAGATTTATCTGCATTATTCCAATGTTCTACAACGCAAAAAAGTACAACACCAACATTAGTTGGAATTGTACCTATAATATTATATTTGTGATTATCGGCATCACTATAAATATAAGGAATGATATGCTGATTTGTCGGATGATTTTCAAGAATATCATCTAATTCACCTATGAAATCAAATCCTCTTTCATTAAAATAACTTTGACCTTTATTATCAATAGTTATATTTTTAGCATATCGTAAAGATTTATCTTGTGCAATATGAGGTGAATTATCTAAATCAAGACCTAAAACTTTCATAATTTCTATTATTCTAATGTACGAAGAATAGTAGCAATATTCTCTCGACGGTCGTTACTAAATTTATTACAAGAAACTCGAACTTGTATTCTCATTCTATCGAGTTCTATAGCAGGATTTGTATAAGGATTATTTGCTGTAAGACTTACAACTGGATGTTTATAACCTCTTAATAACATTTGTTTAAGAACATAAAGTTTAAGATATTTTTTAAGAGGGCCGTTATTATAAATAAGAGGAACATCCATATTTATAATACTGTCATAAACAACAGGCAAAGCTCTATATCTTAAATGAATAGTTCCATAATCAATGTTAGTATGAATCCAGTTATTACTAATGTAATAATAAGGTTGCTCTTTATCAACAGAAGCATGATTAAAACTATCATTTTTATCACCGGGACTTGTTATATCTGCATTTGGAATACCGGGATAAGGAGTATATGTCGGAACAATTGTTACTTTTTCAGTAATAGTATCTTTGTTAAATTCAGCTGAATTTTTAAGAACAGCTTTTTTGTTATTTATAATGACGTCAATTATACCACGAAAATCCCACGGTAATTGACAACGATGGTCGTCAAATTCAATATCTTTTTCTATATCAACATAAGCTTGAATGAATTTGAGTTCTTCCAAAGCATTTGCAATCCAAATAGGAAAACGACTTACAAAATCATCACTTTGTATATTATAATCGTTATACATATCTGGAATTAATGTAGCACTACTAATAAATATATTATTATCAATCATAAAGCATTATTTTGTTTAGGAAGATTATTTCGATATAGTTTAATAGCTTCGTCAGGATGATTAAAACAAATTGCAAGAATTTTATTGAAACAATTAAGCCTTCGATTTGTTGCAATTTCATCAACAGTTTTACCTTTCATTGCAAAAGGTGTTCTGTCAATAGTTTTTTCACCATTTTCGTAAGCACTACTTGTGTGACCAAATTTGAATTTATAATAGACACTTTGTGGTATTCGACCTTTGACTTTATGATATACAGCTTTTATACACCAGTCATAATCATAATATATGAAATAAGGAATACCATTTGGATTATCAGCAGTTCGTATATTAATACCTTGTTCTAATAATTTCTTTTTTAAGTCTTTTGTAGCACCCCAATCGACAACACTACATACATCACCGGGCATCGTCTTTTTATAGTAAACATAAACGTAACCTACAGAACTACCAAAAGAATAATTGTTACCTTTACATAATAAATTAGCTATCTCATTATTAACTTCATCTTGCATATAAATATACATTTCAGAAGGTAATTCTTTAAGAGCAGCAAGAGTTTCTATATCATCATCAAGTTTATCAAGACGTTCATAAACTAAGTAATTATAACTACGAATATAACTCATTAGTTTAGTACCAAGTAGAGCATCTTGTTTCTTATTAAAATAAATCTTGCTACGATTATCAATATCGAATACTACTGAAACATCAACACCGGCTTCTTGATATTTAGCAAGATTATCTTTGATATTATAAATACAATCATTGCGTCGTTCATAAGCAAGATGTAATTGTTTAATTAAAGAATTAAGTTGTATTTGAACTTCTTTAACGAAATCTCTCCAATAATATTCGTTATCAACCATAATGATAGAAACATGATGTTAATCTTGACCATTACCACGTTGAGCAATAGTAGGATTATTATTATTCGTTTTAATATCCAAATCTTGAGGATAAATACCAAATTCAGTTTTAAGTATTTCTTGAATTATACTTTCAAGCATATCATTAGGTAAAGGTAATTCAATATCTTGACCATCTTCATTCTTAAAGAACGAAAGAACTTCATCAGGATTTTCAAATATACCTGTAATCATTACTTCATTAATTGGTCGTCTATCATCAATATCTTTTGTACCAACTTTTTCAGCAATAATTATATGACCGTTTAATATAATATAAGCTCGTGGATACCCGGTGGGAGAGCAGGTTGGACGCCCACTTTGACGTAGTTTAAGAGATGTAATAGAACTCTCATACATATATCCATTACCAACAGTATCACCTACAAACGCAAAAGGCGCATCACTTTGTATGCGCACTGGTGTAGGAACTTTGTACTTTGTTCCTAACAATCTAATTTTATTAGCAACTCGATATTCAGTAGGAAGAATATCACTATATTTCAACTCTTCAACAGGAGCAATAAAGGTAAGTTTAAGAATATCATCTATTCCATTTTTCTCAACGCTTTGTCGGATACGATTTGCAAACATAGTTTTAATCATATCCTTAACACGTTCTTTAAGTTCGTGATTATTAGGTTGATTAACCATGTTTGCAATACGAGCTGCATATTGATTAAGTGTTCCCATATCTTACTTATTTAGATTCAAAAGATTAGCAATAGTATTTTGTTTTTTCCAAATATATTTTTCATCATCAGGATTAAATCCTTCTACGATATTATATTCAAGAGAAATAAAACCAATAGGTGTTTCTTTAATAGGGTCTTTAATAAGAAAAGTATAAGCAGACTTCATACCTCTACTTTCAAGTTCATCTTTATAACATCTGTCTTGAAACTTATGTTTACTAACATCATTACAATAATGACGATTTCTAACAAGAAGATTATGAAATAAATAAGGAAAATTATTAACAAGAATATCTTTAAAAGATTTCTTATAAGATACTACACAACAATCATAATCTTCACCAACAACAGTGTATTTATCCATTTCTACACCATTAATGAAATGACCGCCATTATGAAAATAAGCAATATAAACAGCATTAGCGTGAATAGTATCTCGAATAGAAGCACATATCTTATCAAGTTCTATATAACAATTACTTTTTTCAATAGTAAGTTTTTGTTCTTTACGTTTAGGAAATAACCATTCTTTTAGATAAATACCAGCAATCGTACTTATGGATGTTATTATAGCTACTATAATAGCTGTATAATCGAACATAGATAGGCGTATAAGAGGATTAATATTAATAGGTATATTATATTGGGCTACTAACAAATATACGTTAAAATCTCCCATTTCCAGCCGTAATTACATGAAAAAAGACGTGCTAATCTAATAGCACGTCTTACCAAACAAATTACAATAGCCCATTAAATAACCCTAAAATATTCCCAAACCTTATCACTACTTGCATCTTCATCTTCGAACCAATTACTAATAGTTGCTTCTATGATTTTATCTTCGATTTCATTATTTGTTGCATTAGGAAACCATTTCTCATAAAGATTGATATTATCGTGGTATTGAGCATTAAGAGCTACATATACATCCCATATAGTAACATCCTTATTTAACGGACGTATTCTCCTATCATAAATCTTTTTAGTAGCTTCAATACTAAACAAAGGAGCATCAATCTTAATGCCTTTATTATTAGTATGATACATTTGAGAAACTTGATATAAAGCATAAGGTTCAGTGAAATGTTTACCAATTAATTTCTCATGAAAATCTTTCATTATTTCAAATAAAGATTCTTCACTAACATTAGTATTTTCACAAACAGCTTCTTTGAAATGACATATAATATCCCAAGCATTATTAGCATCTATACGAACAGTCTGCTTATAATGTTCCATTAACTTATTTAGATTTTTCATAATTTTCAATATTAGTTTTCAGTTCATTAAAATCATCTTTATCAAAAATAACAGTTTTATTCATAAATGGAATAGTTACTTTTATAGAACCTTCACCAATAGTTACACCATTAATAGTGTTAGCTTTTGATACAATTAATCTATCAATCATATCATTAAGTAATCCATCACCATCAACCATACCTTTTTCATCAGTAATTAATGAAAGAGCTTTATCTAATTTAGATATATTAGTATCTACAATTTTAGATAAATAAGGTTTGGCTACAATATCAAAAAGAGGATTACTACTCGAAATATCTGCAATTTTACTATTTATAAATTTCAGAATCTCTTCAATTAAATTATCTTTATTAATCATAACTTATTTATTAATAGATTCACAAAATTCTTTATATGTTAAATTAGGATTTGCTTTAGCTGCAATTTGGAACTTTTCAAAAAGTTCAAGTTTCCTATTAGATTCAGCTACTATTGCATTCTTACTTGACTTAATATAATTAAGTTGTTGAGTAAGTAATTCTTTTCCATTAGGAGATTGTTCAATAACATTTTTAACAGAATTAATTAATGCTTCTTGAATAAGTTGTTTAAGTTGGTTATCTATTTGAATATATTTAGCGTCACTAAATAATATATTTCGTTGTTCATCGTTTAAGCTACCAATTTCAGAATCAATAGCCGACCAAAGAGAGTTATTAGGATTATTAGCTGGTTGAACAGTATTTGACATACGTTCTTTCATAGCTTGAAGATACTGAACTCTCTCATCTATTTCTTTACTATAATCAACCATTTGAGGAAAAGGATTAGAAAGAATAGGGTCATATCCAATATTAAATGTAGGGCCATTCATAGTTGTAAAATTTTAATTAAAAGGAGAAGCACTCCGATTTTTACATCGGAATACTTCTCGAATTGAAAGAGTAAATTAATTAGCAGAAGCCGGAGCACTTTGTGCAGGGCACGAGTAAGGATTATAAGCAGGATAACCAGTTACAGTCGGAGTGTTAGGAAGAACAACTTCACCAGTAATCATACGGCAAGTACGACGGAACAGATTGAAATCAGCCTGTTCAGCAACTCGCGTAATAGCTGCTTGAATAAGAGCATCCTGATAAGGACGAGTTGCACGAAGAACAGCAACTTCTTTCTCAAGTTCACTAACACGAGCATTCGTAACATCAAAACCATCACGCTGACTTTTGTACAGACCAAAATCTGCATCAATCTGACTCTTATAAAGACCAAACATTTCAGCTTCAATTTGATGACGGTCATTGCAACGAGCCGTTTGACCATTAAAAGCAAGAGACCACATACCATTAATAAGTTCACACTTATCTTCCTTTCCAACACCTGCGGCGACAGCACCAGCTGCTCCCATTCGATTACAGAATAAACCACCGCCAAGACCACCGCTTAACAACCATAAAGCCGTACCTGCAATACCAAGTCCAAGACCAGTACCAGCAACGCCTTTCGAAGCATACTCTTTCTTGTCATGTCCAGAAACTTCAACCATCTCATGGCCAGTTTCAGTATCAATCATTTTCATACAATTATTGATATTAGTTTGTTTGTTATTAAATGATAGAGTAATCGACTACACTACAAACTTACAACTAATATCTCCAATAACATAAGGATGTGAAAAATCCCGTAACCTATTAAGATTACGGGATTTACAAGCGCAAAAGATTATTAATCTTTATTATTAGCCAAATAACGTTTAGCTTAATCTAAATCTTTAAGAACCCAACTAAGTTCATTAAATCCCAAACGTTTACGACCGTGAGGAATAATACCTTTTCTGACAAGATAATCAAATTTATTAGATGTAATATGAAGAACATGTTCACAAGCATAAGCTTTCGAAACAGTAGCTACACCTTTATTGAGCATTGTAAGATGGTCTATAATAACAGAAGCTTCTTCCTCAGTTATATTAGTATTTCCAGCATTAACATTCTCAAGAGTATTTTCGAGAATTGCTACAAGAGCTTTCTTATAATCCACCATCTTTTTAATCAGTAATTTTACACCTTTTCTTAACATACCAAATTAGTGCTATAAATATACCTGCAAGAATATAATGAATTGTAAGTAATAAACCGTCACTACACTCACCAATATTAGTATAACGAATTAGCAGAATATATGATAGCACAAATAGGTCATAAGTTATAACAATTTTATGCCAATAACAAAAGTTAAATACATAACTACAAGCATACATCATTATAACGAAAGCTAACGAACTACCGACAGTAATATCAAATAAATCTAATATTACATCTTTGACATCTAACATTGCAAGTGTATTATTAATCAGAATACCCGCAGCAACAGCTACGGGTATCCATTTAGCAATTAATAAGAACACTTTGTGCTTAAAGTTTGCCATAGTGTTTTATTTCTTTTTAGAACCTTTTTTAATCTTCTTAACATCACCAGATTTAATGCCAGCCGTACCAGCACCACGAGTTACTTTTGCCATAACTTAATTAGTTTTAGTAGTTTTATCAATTTTCTTATAATCAACACCAATCTTTTTTAGAATCGGTTTGAATATCCAACTCCAAGCAACTGGTGCAAGAATAGCAGAATTAATAAGAATTGTAGTATTTTCATATCCACCTGCTATATATCCTGCGGCAATAGCAAAACAACTAATTAGCATAACCAGTCGTTTAGTCCATGTGCCAACAAATTTATCACCATTAATATCATCTATTGCTTTAATGAATATGTATGTTAAAACATTCACACAAAGCATAAATGATAAATCGAAATGAGTACTGAATAACTCAACAAAATATTCTACGAGTTGTTCCATTTACCATTCATCAATTTCATTGACCACCATATTTCTTATTTGGAATATATTTTAAGAAACTAAAAGGAAACAATTTCTTTCTAAAATCTTTATCAGATTCTAAACTTCTTGCTTCACCTTCAAAACAAATATCTTTATAAGCTCTGTTATAAGGAGGTAATATAATTTCAACTATCCAACTAACAACATAAGCTAATAAAGGAATTGCAGGAGTAGCAAGTAATCCCCACCAAGAATAATTTGTAGTAAGACTTAATATGATACTAACCAACAAACCTACAATAAAAAGAGTAATTTGTTGATAACTATGAACAGTTTCATGTTGTTCAACAGTTTCAGTAATTTTATCTTTGTATTCAGTTCGTATGATTAACCACCATAATACTGTCATACATAAATATCCTTTAAATGGTAGGAATTTACAATAGACTTTTTTCATGATTTAATATATTTAGCAATTAACGTTTTTCCATATAATTGTTTTTAATATTATTACATTTTGTAACTACCATGTTATTAGTAGTAGTTATAGTACCATAAGATTTATTAAGTAATGATATAAGAGTATTCCAATCAATTAAAAATGAATCCTTATCAGCATTATCTTTAATATAATATGGACCGTCTACTGTAAATCTTGAATTATCATCAATAATAATCATTAATTCAATTGGTAATGTTTTTGAATTTCCTGCAACATTGATATCAGCTAAATTAAATACAAATGTACTAAATGTACCACTTATATTAGTACATATATTTAATATGTTATGATTAAAATTATCTTTTTCAAATGGTTTAAATTCCCAACCACTAACCTCTGTTATAATTTCATCATCAGTAGAATTATCACAATCTAAACCATGCATAACGAAATTATCAATATTTAATTTATTAGGAATACAATATTTCAATGTTGCTTGTGCATTATTTAAACTTGCAGCTCTTGTACTTGTTCTATTAAGAATAAATAAAGGGAATGAAGAAGCATTATCATTATTATTATGTGTAGAAAAAATAAACATAGTAATAACGTTAGTACTAACGATTTTACTTACAGTTCTAACACCTTGAATATAAGGATTCTCTTCTCCATTACCAAAAAATAAATTTTGATTACCACGATCCTCAGTATTTAAAGAAGGAATATTTATAAAAGAATTAATTAACTCACCAAACTGAGCTTGTGTAGGTATTTTACCTGTTTCAAAATATTGTTTAAGCTGACTTTTAGTTGCCATATTGAATAAATATTAAAGTTGATTATTAGTTATAATAGTAGACTCCGATATTTATTCAGTTAGAATCTACCATGCTTTTTTATTGAATTTGCTTATATTTCTTAAATCTGCAATTATGGTACTATCATCATTATTCCAAATAGTTGAAGAATTATTATTAGGATGATAACGATATACAGCATTGCCTTGACCTATATTAACAACCTGTTCTATTGCATATCCAACATACCAGTTATTTTCTTGTTTAACAGGATGTAAAATAAATGTACTATTACCATCTACTACAACACGAACATTCGGATTGCTATTGATAGGATTCCAAACCAAATCAGATGGCATATTATTAATAAGAGTTGCATCATCAACTTCATGCAATTGAGCACCCATTGCAAGATACCAATCCATCATTTGATTTCCAGTAAGTATTGCATAAGTAACTGGAATAGATTTACTATGTTCGATAGGGTTTGCTGTATGGCATTTAATTACTATATAAGGAAGTATAACTCTTTCAGTATCATTATATAAACCAAATATCAGATATGTTAAAGAATCATCAAGAACAATAAAACGATATCCCCTTACATAAGGATTTTCAGTATCAAAAGTAGTTAAAGTAGTGTCTTTATTTGACCCCCCCCCTACGGGAATTTTATCAATAAGGTTGGCAAAATCAGTTTGAGTTGGTATAGCACCAGTGACAAATTTTGCTTTCAAAGCAGATTTGGATAAAGCCATAATTTTTGATTAATTAAGATTAGTAACAATACGTTTAATTTTAGCAAACAAACTTTCAGATTTAGTTTCTGTTGCAACTTCAGCAGGTTCTTCTGATAAAGTTTGAACATCATTAGAACGAGTATTTGACGTACGACCAACTTGGAAAATATAGTGGTCAACACCATTACCTTCAATCTGCATATAACCAATACCATCAGGCCCAGCTAATTGAGTAATAGTAATAGTTTGTGAAACAGCTCCTTCTTTTGATGCTGTTACTGTACAACTTCGAGCTCCAACATTGTTTTTAGATGCTGTAACAATATTATTAGCTAATGTAAATCCATCTCCACTAATACTCAATGAAGGAATTGAAGATATAGTAGTACTACTTCCAGTAGCACCTGATGTATAAACAGGTATTCCATATCGTATAGCACTAGCTGTAAGTTGTGAAGTTCCACCAGATGCTGGAATTGTTGTAGGATTAGCTCTAAGAACAATTTCCCATTCTGTGTAATTATAAGAAACAATTTCATTGGCCGCTTGATAAATATACATTATTCTAATTGCAGATTTATCATTAGCTAACCAAATAACAATTTGACTTTTTACAGTAGTTTGAGAAGAAACAGTAGCTCCTTTTGAAGATGCAGTAGCTTCAATATATGCAACATTTGGTACAACCTCATCTACACCACTCGAAGCATTTTCAGTTGTAACATCTTTTGTAGAACCAGAATCATATTGGTAAGTAGTAATAGTAGCAGACTTGTTCCAACTTTGAGTACCATTTCCAGCTGTAGTAATAGCAGAACCACCACTTGCAGGAATAATACCAGTTGTTACTGTACCAGCTATTACATCACCATATGTATAAATACCACCAGAAGTAGATTTAACAGTTTTACTGTTTGTTATACTTTTAGAAGCCGTAGCTGATTTAGAACTATCTCCGTCATTTACAGCTTTTATAGTAATAGTATCAGTAGTTTCATTAGTTCCCATACTACTATGAATAATCGTATTTTCAGATAAAGTGAATCTACTATTACCGTTAGCAGTCATAGAAATTGATAGACTACCACCAACACTTCGTGTTTGATTCGGGCCAGTAGCACCCGAACTATACAAAGTATTATAAGTTTCAGTATTAGTAACAGAAGCACTTACACTCGCAGAACCACCAGCCGCTGTTAAACCACTACCGATACTTATAGTAGGAGTTCCGTAAGCAGTAATTCGAGGATTGTAATTACTATTAGTTACTTTATTTTCAGCTTGATAAATATCAACGGTTTTATTGGCAGTTGCACCACCCTCACCAGTATAAGTTACAGTAACTTGTCCAACCTTAGTTCTTGCCTTAACTGTGGTTCCAAGAGAAGAAACTGTAATTTCACTTGTTTTTGAATAAGTAACTGTACCAGCACGAGTCGAACCAGATGTATAACTAATTGTTTGCGACATATTAGAAATACTGGTCGAAGATGTTCCACCACTTGCAGGAATATCAGATGCCGAAAGTGAACCACCTTCTAAAGCACCATAAGAGGCCATATTGGCTTCTTGATAAATAGTAATAGTTGATGATACTGTTTGGCCATCAAATGTATTTGAATATTTACCAGTTACAACTATACTTCTCTTACTACCAACTGTTGTAGTTCGATTGCTTGCAGTAACCGTAGTACCAGATATAGAAAATCCAGTAGCACTTCCTGATAGAACTGGTGTAACATTATCTGTACTAACTAAATTACCATTACGATATGTTTTAAGTACAGCTGTAATAGTTGCAGTTCCACCTTTTGCGGCAATTTCAGTATTATCACTACTTAATATTAAATCATATGTATAAACAGATGCTTCTTGTTCAACAGTAAGAATAACTTGTTTACTGGAATCTTTTTTACACTTTCCAATAAACTTCATACTTCTTTTAGAAGTACCCTTTTGAACAGGTGATGAAATTTTAACAGTCTGATTTCCTTGAAAAGAGGGAGATTCAATATTAATTGAATCTCCACTCCCGTCATTCCATTTATTAGTGATAACACTCATAAATGATTAATTAATTTATTCAGCAGGTTCGAATGTCCATTCGTCATTCGACAGAACTTTCAGAGTCTGCTCACCACCACCCTTCGGAATAGTAACAGTTGCAGTAGTTGTACCCTGCGAATTAAGATACAGATAGCTGTCACCAAGAGCCTGAGTAATAGTAATAGTTTTAACAACACTCGCACCTTCACCCTTGATTTCAAGAGTTGCAGAACGAGCTTCAATAGTTTCGTTCTTCGGTACAACAGCAGTAACATCATAAGTATATTCTCCAGTAGCACCGGGGTCACCAGTAATAGCAGTACCAGAAGTAGCTGTTGTACTACCATTAACTTTAAATGATGTTACATTTGCAATACCGAAGTTAGTTTTCCATGTAAACGTAAGAAGTTTCGAGTTAGACTTACCAGTTACATGAATTGTTTTACCACCTTTAGCAACATTAATAGTTAAACCATCGGGAGTAATAAATTCGTCAGCAGCCTTTTCAAGAACCGTGACTGTAACTGCGTTAGTCTTTCCGACAATCTTACCGGGAACTTCAGTGCTTCTATCTGTACGACCGGTATAATGATTCACAGAATTAATCTTAATCTGTGCATTTCCAGTACCAGTTTTAGGAACCCATGATAAATAACTCGGAATAGTTGCCATTTGTTTTTTTTTGGTCGATTAACTATAATAACAAACTAATTACCAAATTCCCATTCAACTGTATCACTTGCGAAAACAGTTATGGTATCATGATAATTATTATCTTTATTTAGAATAACAAGAGTTTTATCAACAGCTAATTCTACAACAGGTTCATCTATTGGCCAAACTTTTTTACCATTAAGCCACATATCAAGAACCTGCCGACGATTACCATTAAGCATTACGACAGCTTCCGTAGCTCGTTCAAGAAGATTAAGTTGTGCCATAGTTGTAGATTAATATTAACCTTGCGGTGTTTCAAGAGCAGTTACACGACTTTCCAAAGAAGTATAATTACTCTCTAATGTACTTACTTTACCACTTAAAGTAGTAACAGTTTGTTGTAATGTATTAACAGTACCTTCAAGAGTTTCTACTTTTGTTTGTAATTCTTGAACAGTTGAAGATTCAGCCTTAGTGGCTAAACCTTCAACTACAAAAGTAATTAACTTCTGAAAAGCACCAGTTTTCGGAGGCCAGTTTAAGGCACAAAATACTTTGCGAATTACTGATTCTTTCATATCATTAAACCGTTAATTAGATTCGACATCACCAACCCTAAATATAGGATGTTTAGTACCGTCACCTTCGATTTGCATATAATCAATACCGTCCTCAAAACGAAGAGTAACAGGTACGATTAAAGATTCATCACTTTCAGTTTGAAGAGTAACATCAATTTCTTCAGTAATAAATCCAGTAGCAACGAATTTGACTTTAATAACAGTTCCCGGTATAGCAGTATAGTTAAATCCGATACTTGCTACAACAGTTCGTAAATCTTGAGGCATCCATTCACCATCAACTAATACAGAAGCAGCGGTAACTGTTTCAACTGGTGCGTTCTTTTCAGTAACAGCGAATACAAAATATTCCTTAGTTGTAGGTTGAGGAGGAGTTTCCTCTGTCATTACGACTTTAACATCAATCGGTTCTGTACTACCATCTTCTAAAACAATATCTTTTTCAGTATCGTTGTATCCGGTAGCAGTAAACTTAACACGAATAGAAGTTCCGGGTTCACCAGTATAAGCAAATCCCATTGCTCCACCTTGTAAAGTTTGTTCAACCCAACTATTATTATTCCATAAATAACCATGAACACCTGTTGTGATATTAACAGATTCCTCAGTTACAGCATGGATATAATATTGTTTAGTAGTAGGTTCAGGCGGAACCTCTTCAAGTACAATAGTAACACTATGTTCACCAGTAGAATTAATCGTACCAGTTCCAGTGTTAGTTATATAACCAGTTTTAGAAGCTCGGAAATCAACACTTGTTCCAACTGGAGCAGTAACAGCTTCAGATTTACCAGTAATCGATTCATCATTACCAAGAGGTTTCCAACTACTTTCAGTACTGAGCCTATACTCAAACGTAACACCGTCTAAAGCAGTAGATTCAGTATTTACAGCAGTTGCATAGATAGTACCAGATTGAACTGGAACTTTATCCATTTCAACAGTAACTTCTGCGGTAGGAATTGCATAAGTTACCAGTTGTTCAACCTCTATATAACCCGACGAAACAAACCTTAAAATTCGGCTCGTATTAATATCTCCGGTGAGTTGTAGCGGCGTATCTTTTGTGACTTGACCTAATATACCACCCGTGTCCTTATCATAGACGTATGCGGCTATTTTGACCTTTGTTTCGCTATCGACTACCGTAAGACTTACAGCACCTTGTTCAACTGGTAGAGCTGTAAGAGTAATATCACGAATTATATTCTCATCTAACGTAATACACTCTTCGTAAGTTTCATATCCACTTGCACCAACTTGAATTAAAATATCACGCGGGTCATAAGTTTCATATGTAAGAGTACCAGTACCTTGAGCAATAACTACATTAGAAGGTTTATCAGTAAATATAATTGAAGCATTATCAGGAGTTGCATTTACAGTTAATGTCTTTTTAGTCTTAGGTGTAAGAACAACATTGATTGTCGTATCTTCAACACCTACATCGACATAAACATCTTTTGTAATGTAATTCTCTTTTTCTACAATATAATGTAAACGACTTTGAATTAAACATTCAAGACTTACACTGCCAACACCTGCTGATTCTTTACCTTCCGAATTAATCATTCGTATAGTAGAATCAACCGGAACAGCTTCAATCTTAATTGTTATATAATCTTCTTCATTTCGAGGAATACGAATCCAAAGTGTACCATCTTCAAACGTAGTAGGAATCTCACTTGTAACTTCAATTTGATTAATACTGTTGCTACGAACATGATTATTATGTTCTACAACAATACCATAAATCTCATTAATAGCATCTACAATACGTTTGTTATCAGTAACAAGTTCTTCAGAAGTTTTATCTTGCTTATTAATAAGCAAACCTTGAAGTTCTTGAGCTTTTTGTTTTAATTTCTCAATGTCACTTGCGGCAGTTGGTAAACCAACTTGTGCGGCAGTAACTCTATGAGGGTTATCATAATTACGAATATGAGCATTGAAATTATCTTTATCATTCTCGTAATCTTCTTTATCAAGTTTCTTGTTTATAGCAGCCCAAACATCTTGAAACTTCTTATTAACTTCTGCAACATGATTGTTAATCCAAACATTCAACTGTTTGAACCAACCTTTAACCCTATTTTCAAGAGCATCAATGTACTCTTTTTGAGGTCGAGATACAGGTTTATCCATATCGGCAGTGTTATCAACATTGCCAAGACCAACTTGTTCTTTTGTTACCTCATGAGGATTAAACTTATTATTAATATGTTCAAATAAAAGTTTTGTAAGTTGTTCAATAGGATTTAAGTCCTCTACTGTAAGCTCACGAACATATACTTGAACATCAAGAATCTCATTAACAGCATCATTAAAATCAAAATTGGTCTTTACATTCGTTCGATAAATCCACCAAGATTTACCTTCATGAACATAAATACCAGTAAGAGTGAATATCTGATTACTTATGATACCTTGTACTGTAATTGTATGTATAGAACGAACAATCGGTACAAGTATATAAAGATATTGTTGAGTTGATTTAACCCACGGAACTTTATATTCATAATGTCCTACATCAATATTTCGAGATTCAAACTCGGTAATCTTTGCAGAACTAATATCAGATTTTTCAGTTAGCTTAAATAGAGCACTATTATCGTAAGCAGTTACATTAGTTAAGTCTATTTCAATCCTCTCCTTTGTCCTATATAAATATAGGTGGCCGTTCTTTCGATAGTACATATATAATGTAGGAACTGTTTTAACACCAGCACCTTCACCATCTACTGTACCAATATATTCTCCGGTTTGGCCATTATAAACACTCGGATATACACCATCTTCAAGCACACCGAGCGCTACAACATTTCGAAGATTAATTACTGCCATACCAAGAACAATAACGAAATAAATACTCCAACTACAAAGTTAATAATAATAGGATGAATTTTAAGACCAGTTACTGTTTTCTTTCTTGCAGCTTGAATACCACAAGTAATGATTTGATAAGTTAATGTAATCCATAAACTCATAAACCAAGTAGTAACAGTAGCTTTAAATAAAATACCTACGACAGTAGCAATGACGAAACCAATAATAATATCGTCTTTATGTTCTGAATAATAACCACTTAAAAAAGTAGTTATTTTATTCCATATTTTCTTTATCATAATACTAATCGTATTTATTGTTATATGACGATTAATAATAATAATGGTGCAACTTGTATGGCTCGGCCTGCGGCCTCGCTCCCCGGTGGGGCAGGAGGTTGCACGCCCACTTGTCGCATAACATTAGCATCATTAAGAGAATAACTCCTAACACCACAATTAATAGCATTAGGAGTTATTCTTGTGGTTACATTTTTAACAAATCAATTTCTTACTTAATGAGTGCCAATACCCCTTCAAGTGCAGTAATTGCAGTACTCTTAGTATTGTCAATAGCAATAAATTGAGTAACCTGTAAACCCTCTGTATGTAAATTAAAGGGATGTGTGAAATCAGCACGAGAAGTAATTACATAAGTGTCATACATAACACCCTCGGTAGCTGTAAAAATATCACCATAAACACGGTCATATTCCTTGAAATTAGGATTATAACCTACACCGGCAACATCTGCTTCTTTCTCAAGTTTAGCAACTTGGTCATAAGTACCAACCGGAGTTTGATTCTCAATACCCTCTTTAAGCGTAGCACGAAGAATACCATCAAACGTCACATAATACTCAAAACCTGCGGCGCCAGTGAACGTAACACTTGCTTCGGTAAAATCATCAATCGTAATGCTATCAGCACCAAAGCGAGCATTAATCTTAGTTAAAGTCTTTTCAACCTCAACTTTCAGACGAGCAATAATATCTGCACTTGCTTCATCAATTCCGTTGATAGTTACGCTGGCATTGTAAACTTCCAGAGGATAACCACCAAAAGAATTAATAGGCTTACACGAGATAATAACCTCAGCATCGAAACCTTGATAACCAATACCACGATTAGCTACGAGATTAGTAAACTTATACGTTTTACCAGCAGGAGCAAGATACTTTTCCTTATGTTGCTTCGACCACTTAGGATTAATCCAAACGCCGCGTTTAACCTTGCCATCACCAAGACCAAGAACAAACTGCAACATTTCGTCATCCTTGACATCCGAAGCAGCTGCAACGACTTTACCAGCCGAATTAAGAAGAACAGCTTGTCCGCGAGTCAGCTTGCTAACATCATTATTAGCAAGTGTTGTCAGAAAATCATTTGCGACAATTACACTTTTCATTTTCTATTCTAAATTTGATTGTTGTTTAACAGCACTAAAACTGTCATCTTTAAGAACAAGAAGAATATCACTAACTACACTATCTATGAAATCAGGTGTAACTTCCATATCTGACATTTGGTTAATATCAATATTAAAAAGACGTGGTTTCTTAATATATGAAATCTTAACCGCATCAACACAAAAATCATCACCATAATAAACAAACAGCCTATCATCAACAAGTTCACTTATTGGATTAAGATGTCTATTTTTATTACCATAGAAGTTATTTAGAGTAGCTCGAATATTTTCGGTAGCAATTAAATCATTTTCAGAAAACTTATTTCCTACATTTATGAACTCGTCATAAGTAGTATTATAAGTAATAACAGGAATGTCTGTATTATTAACTTTTAATGCAATTTCATCTTTTACATTAGAAGTAATAATAATACAATCTTTATAATAACGACCAATTAGATTCTCCCAATAAACATTATATTCATTAGAAAGAGCTTGACGTAATCTATCACAAGTTAAACCTGCAATTTCATACAAATCAATCTTATCTGAATCACTATCATAAAGAGAAAGAATATCTGAAATATCAATCTCATTCCCATTAACAATAATTTGTCCATTAAATTCATCACCAGTTAAGGCAATTTTAGACAAATCAATTAGATGATAATACAAATTCTTAACTTCATCATCAGGATAAACCTCATGTAAATTCTCAACAAGTCGAGTTTTACCATAAATTAATCGAGAAGTAGAAGAAATAAGTTTTAGATAATCACCCGGAAGAATAATGAAAGCTCTATTTGGATAATCCGCATCTTGCTTATCACGTTTAAGTTTAAGCCACGGTGTTTCACGTTTTAATGATTGAATATCATCTACACGTTTTTTACTATCTTCAAGACCTTCGCCTTTATAATTAGTTTTCCTATTTGATTTAGTTTGTATATATTTAACGGCAGCTCGATTCAGCATCATATCAATAAACTGAGGAGCAATACTCCGATGTCTATTAGATGTTATCTGCTGTATTCGTTGCTCTATTTCGATGTGTAACTCTTTTACCGTTTCATACATGACTAACCTTTCAAACTACGATACTTCGCATTCCACTCGGCAACAATACCTTTGTTGTTATCATTCGAGAAATACGAGATAGCATCATTAATATTATTACCAATAACATTTTCCGGATTAGAAGCATCGACAATGATAGAACTATTCGGAAGTTGTCGAATAATATTCATCCAAAGATAAATAGTAATCTTAGCTTTCATCTCCAGATGTTTATCATCAACAATACTAATAAACTTCTGCGGGTCACTGTCAATAAGTTCAAGAAGAACAGATTGCTTATCATCAACAGTCATTGCCATAAATTCCGAATAATCACCTACGCTACCTGTCGATACAACAACGTTGTCAATAAGTGCGCTATTCGGATTATTAATAAGTTCTGTATATTTCTTGAGAGCATCAGTGCGAAGTTTCGTCCGAGCAGCTTTGAGTGCTTTACGCTCACTATCCGAAGTAAGATAAAATTGAATATTGACGCTTTTATTAATGTCTTCAACCTTATTAGCAACTTTGCTACTTAAAAGGCAATATCTCCAACTAATATAATCGGGAATATTAACAAAAGTAACATACTTATAAAGTTCCGTTTCATCAAGTTCCTTAATCCGTTTCAGAACAATAGATTCAAGTTCCGAACCAGTTTCATTCTTAATCTTATCAGCTTTTTTAAGTTTACCGATAAGTTCGTCGATATTACTTTTCAGAGCAGGATTACCTAAATCTAAAACGTAAGAAGTATCAAACTCTAAGCCATGAACAGGAATCTCAAGAAGAAAATCATTTAAGTATGTAGTGATTCGTTCTTGCCAAGAACTATCAATAGGAGATACACCAACAACAGTAGGAAGAAGAACTCGCATTTCCTCACTACGGCTCAGCAATTCATTAACAGGACGAATAGCAGAACCAAGACGAAGAAAGTCAGTTTTGAAAGCATCTTTATTCCGAAGTTCAAAAGAAGAAGGATTGTTCCTCCATTCAATACGAACTGAACGATTAACTTTAATCATATTTTTAACATTTTAAGTTATTCAATCTTTTATATGTTAATGAGTAGTAATAACCTTTCGATTATTACTACTCAAATTGGGTGTTTAGTTCAGAGCTAAATCAAGCCAGAACGAAGTAGTAGGATTATCAATATTGATACCTTGCGAACCAAGAACTTCATAAGAAGCAATATCCTTCGTATCCGACAGTTGAGTACCACTTGCAAGTCCCCACGAAGCAGGCAGTTCAGCCATACCTTTATAGACACCTACTTTATACTCACGACCCTCTTCACAAACAAACTTAATATTACGCTCACCATTCGAACCCATAGTATGGTCAAGGAATACAGCACTATAAGAAGTAATAGGCAGACCTTGATACATATTACCGGCTTCACGATCACGACGAGCACGAATACCGTGGTCGAACATATCAACAATCTTAACAGTAAGAATCTTACCATTAAACATCTTATAACGGTTAAAATACTTACCATAAGACATCATCTCACCATCACTCTTAATCTCATTATCACCAAGAGTTACAAAGTAATTCTTAAGACGAGCATCATAGTAGATAGCATCATTGAACATTCGTGCGAAACCTTTACCGCAATAAAGAACAAGTTCCTCAACGGTAGAATCAATACGATTGTCAAAGATACGAGTGATGATACGGTCGAAACGATTAAGTGTCAGAACAGAATACGTTTCATAATTACCAACGGCCTTGAGAATATCAAGAACACCAGCACCACGAGGAATTGCCTCACCAGTCTTTTCATCCTTTAAGTGGATAATACCATTCGAATCGCGGTTGTACTCCGAGAACCACAAATCCTCTTCGAGCATCTCGCGTCGCATGATTTCCCACATCTTCATTTCGTAAGGCATCCAAAGACTACGCTCACCACCAGATGCAGTATCAAAGGCAATATTAACAACCTTATTACCCATGTTACCAGCAATCTCTTTCGAGAAACGATAGTAACCATACTGGTTGGTTGCCTTGCTGAACGACTGATTATTCGAGCGGTTTCCGTCAGACTTGCTACCCGGAATAGTCGAAGCACCTAATGCCCAAATAGCACCACTAATGAAGTCTTTTGCAACAGCATCAGCCGAGATAGGAGCACCTGACATATTGGTAAAACGATAAACGTATCCACCAGTCGAAGTAGCAATACCCTCATTCTGAATACGCCATTGCATACCCGAAGGAGCAATAGCCGTGTGCTGATAAATAAACCAATTATCCTCCATTTCAACCTCAACAGTTCCATAAGGCTGAATAGCAGTTTTATCAGATACCAGCTTTTTCAGACGAGAAGTAACACGCTGACGAGGAGCAATTTCCCAAGTATATTGAGTATCACCACCATTCAGCTTAACTTTTGTTGTAACAGCACCCTGACCCTCAGTAAGAGTAAGAAGAGGATACTTGTCACTATCCTTACCCCAAAGATAAGTAAGATTACGATTAAGTTTAACAGGGTCAATCAAATCAAAATTCAGAAGCATATTAGCATCTGTATATTGATTCGAGTCAAATTTTACAGTTCCAATTTCACGCATTGTAAATTAGATTTTTGGTTAAGTTATTATTATAAGGCAAGAACATTTGCTTTATTTAATAGGTAAAACAATTTTATCATCCTTTGCAGTCTTTTGAACTCTGGGATTACCATTGTTTTTACCAGTCTTACTTGCTAATGAACGAAGACGTTTAACTTCTTTTTTAGCAAGTTCAGCTTTAATCAGTTGGTCAACTCCACCGTCAAGATTCATAATAAATCGCATAGCCAATTCAGCAGGATTAGAAAGACGATTAATCTCATCAATTTGTGCTTGACTATAAACCATTCCATTAATTTCTTGAACAGGACGAGAGAAATAATCAAATAACTCTTGACGAGAAACAAGTTTCTCACCATCAGTTGTTTTAATTCTCAGACCTTCTTTCGGAAGAGCATATTCTCCAATCTGACCTTTAACAACAATTAAATCATAAAGACTACCCGGTGCATTATGAACTTTGACAGTACCGTCATCTTCATACGAAACACCAAAGTATTTAATTTCCTTTTCAAGTTCAGCCTGCATTTCTTTGGCCTCACGTTCACGAATTGCTTTAATCTCACTCTCTTGAGTTTTACGCAACCAATTAAGACTTTCAGTTGCATCATCTTTAAGAGTGTTATTTGCTTTTGCAAACTCAACAATTCGTTTGGCACGTTCCGGAGAAGTACCTTTTTGAATTTCAGCTTTATAGATTAAATCAGCAAGTAAGTTATCATCATCTTTGATTTCAACTTTACTATAATCTACATTTGCCGAATAACCTTCGATTGTACCGAACTTACTCTTATATTCAACAAGAGCTGCAATATCAGGATTGTTAGCTAAAAACTCGTTAAAACCTTTTGCAAAACCCTCTCGTTCACCAAGAGCTTTTACAGCAGCTTCACGTTTAGCAAAACCCTCAATCGTAGGTTCAAACTTAACAGGTTCACCTTTCTCATCTTTAATAACAATGCCACTTGCTTTTGAAATAGCTTCGATATAATCACCGTCTAATTCATTAGCACCTTCATCAGACATTGCATCAATTTGTTCTTTTGTGAACTTAATTTCACCGTTATCATCTACGGCGTTTCCGTTATCATCAAGTGTGTAAAGAGTACCATCAATTTCTACTTGTTCCGGTTCAGTTTCTTCTTCACCATTACCAGTAGAACCACCCTTATCACCTTCTTCTTCAGCTTTCTTACGAGCAGCTTCCTCTTCAGCTTTACGTCGTTCTTCAGCTTCTTGAGCTTCTTTAGCTTCCTTAGCTTTACGTTCTTCTAATTCTTTACGAAGACGTTCTTGTTTTTGCTCCTGAGTTTCATCATCAGGTATAACAACTTTTTCAACAGCCATATTAGTATTTATTTATAGTTGAATATTATTACATGAACAAAGATATACTATATATAATAT